TTTCTGCGTCCCTCTTGCAATAGTATATCACTTTTTTGTATGTTGATGTGACATTTGTTATATTTTATCCATACAATATATATTTTATCATTTTTTGATATTTTGATGTTATAAGTACAATTTTGGTGGTATATATAATGTAGAATATTTAATGAATGGAGAATTATATATGTCAAGCAATAAAATATCTTATTACACTTCAGCATTTGCTTTTATTGATGTATTAGGAACAAGTAACGCAATGCAAAATGAGAAAGATTGTTCCTTTCTTAACACCATGAATAATATGTATAAGTCAGCAATACATATTGCGCCATATTGCATCGACCCAAAGATAAAACATAAGATTTTTTCTGATAATATTGTTTTTGAGAGAATTATAAAAAGCAATGATGATCCGATTCAAATTGCTTTACAATTAATTGAATTTCTTGCAATCATACAAGAATTTTTTTCAGATAACAATAAACTAATCAGAGGTGGTGTAACTATTGGTCAATCTTATTTATCCGACAATTTAGTATTAGGTCCTGCGCTATTGGAAACTTATGAATTAGAATCGAAAAAAGCTATTTATCCACGCATTCTCATATCTGATACCATTATTTCAAAACTAAACTCAAATAATTATAATTCTAAACTTATAAAAAAAGACCGTGATAATAAATATTTTATAGACTATTTAAAAACAAGAACAAAAAATTATGATTATATTAAAAATAAAATTAATAATTATATTTCATTTTTAGAAAAAGAATTATCTAATGAAACTGACACTCGTATAAAAGCTAAATTACTTTGGTCAATAAATTATTGTAAAGAACGGTTGAAAGAATTAATGAACAACTAATTTCAACAATATTAATATACTTATATATAATTTCTGGTTTGGAAATATACTTTCAGTAGTATTGTAAAATAGGATGCCTAAGCATTACAGTTTAGACACCCTATTTTTTAATCAGATTTTAATTTTCATCAATCCGGCAACAAATTTAACTGCACGATATACAATAACGCATACCCACAATTTTGTATTGTTCAAGTCAAGATGTGCGTCATCTGTGCCTGATACAATACCATTGTCCAAACACCATTGAACAGGCTTATGCGCCCATTCAGGCATATTGTGGTCGATACAGTCATAAATCATTTCTGATTTATCTGCCTTTTTATTGTCTAACTCTTTTATTTTTTCGATAAGTTCCTCATATTGTGACACTGTCAGTCCCTCCTCATTTCTTAAAATCGCCTTAACCTTTTCTTTGAATGTCGTCCAACCGGCACTGTTCTCAGTTGCCCACTGTGCCGGACACTGTTTGTCCCACACGTCATAGTGGCGCAAAACAAATATATCAACGGTATCTGCCGTAATACCTATGTATTTACACAATTCAGCGCACAAATATGCGGTATTGTTGATTGTTTTTTCAGATACAATGGAATTTCCGCTACAACACATTTCAATGGATATGCTGTTTATGTTGCGGCATTCGGCATGCTTATATACCTTTGTGCCGCCCACCGCCCATGCAGCATTATTCAATGCGACTGATTGATAACAACTATCATCATCAGTAAACAAATGTGCCGATGCACCTCGTGAACCATTATGAAAATATGTTGCATTTGCTTTTGCGGTGTCCTTTGCATTTCCTGTGTAATGAATTACAATGAATTTCACTACACGGCTACTGTATGTGTAATAGTTTGCCGATGATGACTGTATTGACGTATCAATGTCAATACCCTTGAACTGTTTGATTGGGAAACCATCATTTATTGTCCTCATACTTACCACCTCTAACAACGAAATTTTCCCACTTCTTATAAACATCAAAGTATGTTTCGTTCTTATCTCCGTTATGGGTTATTTCGTAATACATTCCGTCCGATACAGTTGTTGACGCCAACGCTTTAAAATTCTGCAAGGTTTTGCAGCTCCAAACAATATATACATTATCTTCAGTAATTGTTTTATGGTCTGTCTTATCTACATGACTGTTAAAATAGTCAACGATTGTTTCTTTTATCAGTTTTATAAATTTTTTATCTGTCATATTTATTCCCTACTTTCATTATTTACTTCAGGTAAACCTGCAACAGAAGTTAAGAGCGAAAGCACACCTGCCAAAGCAGATGCACTACCTACCAATACCCAATTCACATCACCCAATGCGACTGCCGTTCCGATTGTAGCAACGGCTGTCTGTGCTACTGTCTTAATAGCACGAATACCTGCGGCTTTAAACCATTCTTTCATAACTCATTACCTCCTCAAAATCCTAACATCTTTACAACGTACCCTATTACAGCACCAACTAATACTGTAATTATTGCACCTACAACTGTTTCATATCGTTTAGTCGGACGTTTCTCTATCTCGTCAACTCGTGATGTAATATCCGAAACGTCCTCCCTCATAGCCTTAGTTTCAGTCGCCAAGATATGTACACTCTCAGTCAACCGGTCAAGGCTATCCAGTCGATGGTGAGCCGACTTCGTGGACTGCTCCACTACGGTCAATCTCTCCCATAGTTCCTTATCATCAACTTCCACTTACTTAGCCCTCCTCATTCTTATTGATTTCTTCCACCAATTCTTTGTAGTCATCATCGGTTAATCCACCCGACAAAACCAATACATCAAATTTTTCAAGCATTTGTTCTTTGCTCATTTTTCCAACGGCTACAATTTTTTTGCACAATCTGTATGAACGTCCGTGATTCATATTCCATACCTCCTATTCTGTTATTCCCATTTCCAACATTGCTACCCTTACATCTATGTCAAGCATAAACTCATCTGTGTATTCGGGCAAAGACGCTTCGTATGCTTCTTTACTGCCATACTTGACTATTTCAGCTATTTCAGTGCAGGGGTCATTAGTTCTAAGTTTTATACCTTCTAACCAAGTATAAGGGTTATTTAACTTTTCAGTACTTTGTATGGACATAAGCATATGCTTATCCACAAAATTAGACTTGAACAATCTTACCTCAGTTTCATTTCGGAAGCTATGTTCCTCTATAAAATAGTTTTCAGGGTCATCACAAAGAGGTTTATTCAAAAAATCTCTTGATTTAAGTACCTTTAGAAATACTAAATACTCCTGACATTTTACAGTGTTTCCGTCAACCTTAAAGTATTTATAAATTGTATCACTCATTATTTGTTCCCTCCGTATCTATAAATATAGGTTTTACCATAGAAGTTACAGTAATTGTATCTGTGGTTTTTGCAGAAGAAGATGACCCTGAACCTTTATAATTTACCCTATTTATATAACAGGCTTCCAAAAAAGCATAATCACGTAATACAAGTTGGTGGTCGAAAGTAATAAATAGCTTACTATTAGAAATTAAGGCACAAGCTGGTATAATTGATGTCTTAGAACTGCTACTCAAAACCAAGTCAATATGACCTGCGTGAGAACAACTAAAACTTCCTCCGTCTAATATTTCAATTTTACAACTGTCAAGGCTTGGTCTATATCCGTCAGACGAACTTGTATTCCAGTCTTGTGCAAATTCTCGGCAACGTATTTGTGTACCTAAGAACGTAATAGGTGAATTACTTAGTATGTAAGACACACCGTGATTATTTGTATCTTTTTTGGTGTTAGTTATCCAACCTCCTGTCATAGTACCTTTACTGTCATAAAACACACCATTATTTACTGGGTTTTTACCTGTAAACCAAATATGGGTATTTAGCAGTTCAACTGTACTTTCACCAAATACCCAAAAACAGTCAAGAGTAGCACCCCACCCCGAAGTAGGCATAGTAATATTTACATCAGTATTAATCATTTTAACCTTACAGTTAAAAAATAATCTCCAAATACTCTGATAAGTTGTGCGTTTTGAGATAATGCAATTTTCAAAAGTAAGTTCAAAATTTTCAAATGCTCCTACCATATCTTCATTATCATTATTTGTACTGATAAAACTAATGTTTATATCCTTAAAAGTCGCTTTATTTGAAACTCCAGTAGGAGAAGCATTATCATACCTTAATAGTCCCTGTGATGTAACAAATAGAAATACATTTCCAGTTCCCTCAAATGCTATTGAGGAGAATAAGGTTAATTCACTGTTTATAGTGTAATCTCCGTCTAAGAAACGAATTTTGGTACTTGCACCTTGTGAAGCTAAATTGATTGCTCGTTGTATGATAGTTGTGTCATTTGTTCCGTCACAAAGAAAATCACATATAATATCATCAGGATAAGCTACCTCACTCATTTCCGTAGTTCCTATTGTTATATAAGAGCTATTCCTGTGACTATATTGAGGATAACCTGATGTACCAACACATACCCAGTTAGTTCCGTCATATACAAACTCCAATATATCTCCTGCACACCAAGTATTTACTGCTTTTTGTGTGGTAGTTCCTGACGGAGATGAAACATTGTAAAAACTATTAGGGAGAAAAGTCACCATACTTTTTGCCCCTGTATTTGATATATTTAGAGTGGGTGTGTTAGCACTATTAGCATTATCAAACTTAATAAATACCCTTACACCTGTAATTAGTTTAAAGTTTACTATATTTACTGTCTTAGCTGATGAAGCATTTGATGTAGTGCAAGTAGCATACAATGGTCTCCGCCATACAGGAGCACCACTACCATTACTAATCAAATTATACCCTGCCGTTCCCACACTCGTTGGTGCATACCACGACTTGCTTGCCGTTGCCGAACCGTTATAGCTCGTTGCTGAGCCGTTCATTGTCAATGTCAATGAATTAGGATTTTGCATTGATGTCGGCTTGTTGGATAGGTCTGTGTATGACCCCGTAAACGCCACTGTTTTTAGGTCAGTGAAAAACTTTTTTATTTTGCCGAACAATGTACTTAGCGTTTCACCACTTACTATATTCGACCGTGTACCCGATTCAGCAAAAGTCGGCTGTTGATCGTTTGTCGCTACATTTGGTACATTATCCAATCCCACTTGTGATTTTGTAACACTATGCGGATTAGATTTACTACCAATATGACTGATTAAATCCGCTATCGCTTTCATTATTTTCCCGAACGAAACCGATATTTTTTCGCCGCTTACAATATTACTCAATGTTGAATTTTGCGAATATGTAGGTGTTTGATCGTTCGTTGCCACGTTTGGGACTTTGTCCAATCCAATCTGTTCTGCCGTGACACCATGTGGATTGCTTGTATCTGTGATATGTACATTCAAACTATTCTGTAATTCTTCATCTTCTGTTTTTCTTGTATTGACTTCATCTTCAAATTGCTTTAATGTTGGATATACAAGACTGTCAATATCAACAGTTACATTATTGACATCAGCGACTGTCAACGGAATATTAATGATAAATTCACTTAATGATGTACCGATGATTTTATCGCCGTGGCCATCAAACGCATATCCTATTAATGTTTCCGGATGCTCGTCATCATCAGTACCGTCAGCATTAACCACCTTTGCAAATAACCCTATTTCCATCAAATAAAAAGTTGGCAATATACTACCGCCAACCCTGTTTGAAAATTGTGTCGTTGTAATTATTGTACTGTTCTTTACACTCTTTTTCGATATCGGCAATTCGCCAAGAGGATGTATCAAATCAGTAAGCTCTGTTATATTTTCTGTACTCCTTACACCGTCCCCAAATTTACCTTTTGTAAATTCTATGATTTTTCCTTGCGCAGTTAAAGCAGCATATTCAATACCCGCTTTTGTAGGATAGAATTTTTCCATATTGTCATACCTCCTCTAACGTAATTTCTTTTGATTTTTGAATAATACCTCCAATATATATATCCCCTTTAATAGCCTGTTCATAAAATATATCAAAAACTTTATGAGATTGTTTTATAACTTTTAGTTTTTTCCTAACAGATAATTCATCTACCAGTGACGGAATAGATGAAAGATATATCGCAAATCTATTTTTGCCATAATACTCATCAATTCGTACATCTGTACCTGTCATTGCTGATATTATTTCTTCTATTCTTGCAGGATTCATAGCATTTCGTCTACGACGTTTTTCTATAATATTCTGCCGACGTTGCTCTACGCTCTCACTTTCATTAACAGGTAAGCCCATTGACTGCTCCCATAATGATAAAGACCATGTCGCTGTTTGTGGCAACGTTTGATTTTTGAAATCTTCAACCATTGCCTTAACCTCGTCATTAGACATTCCGATAATCTGAAATAACCATAGTCCGACATAACTGTTACCATATTTATTGGTAACTCGTTGTATTATCTGTTGTCCTATCTCACTGGTTAATATCTGCTCCATTAATTCTGTTGAATACATATACTACACCTACCCGTCTACAAGTCCAACATCAAATTTTATTGTTGTTTCTGATATTGTAGGAATTTGATTTAACATCAGCTGTACATTTGTGTTATTTCCGTTTACAATCAAATTTTTATAATCAGCTACACCCGCGGTATTTGATAAAATAGATGCAATTTTACTATATCGCACTTCACCGTCTTTTATTGCTTGTACAATATATTCAGATATTGACGAAATAAAATTACTCTTTATATCTTCAATTCCAACTGTATTATCCAATTCAATTAAGCCCGAAACACTGATAGCTATAGTTGTTGGTGCTGTAACCTCAAGAATAACTCCGGGCGGTGCAAGCCGTTCGATTGTGGTGGTTTGACCGTCCGTCTTTTTTCCGTCTATCGATAACGGCACTGGTTGCATAATATGATTGTAAACCGCCGCACATAAAGTTGTATCTGCAGGAACTCCATTTGAATCAACTATGATAATATTTACAACACCACTATCATCTTCAACATTCGGATTATCTTCAGGACTGATTACAACAGCCTCACCTACTCCGTCAACTTCTAACGCCCAACGTCTGTAATCGTTATCATTTCCGATAAAAGAATTATCCTGTGACTGGTCATATTCCTTGATACGCTCAATAAAATTTTCATCACTTTCCTCATCATAGCCGCCTGTTGTAGCTGTTTCATTTGTAATACTGGATAAACCGACAATTTTATCACTATTAACAGTGATAGTATTTGCCGGAACATTTCCCGATTTTCCCGCTATAGCCGCAATGATATTAACCGTTACCGTTTTATTATCACCTATTGACACATTTTCTGTTGTAACAAACTCCGTTACACTTTCATCAGCGATTTGTGCAGTAGTAAAAACTGTACCTTTGGGGATATTTACACCTATATTACCTATAATCTTGACACTTCCTGTAGCATGCTGTGCCTTTCGTCTTGCCATGCCTCTGCATGCTCCGTGATAATCTGCATATGTACCATAACTAAATTCGGGCCATATCAATCGAAGAGCATTTAGAATACAAAACTGTGCAAAATATGCGTGTTCATATGCCGTTGGATAGGTTAAATTCCAAACGTCCGAACCTTCAGATTTGTCAATATCATTTGGCAGATTATCTCTCATTCGCTTATGTATCTTATTGACATCCGCATTTTTTATAAAATCAGGAATAATAAATTGCGACATATTCTCACCCTCCTACCGTAGCTTTTATATCTATCTCGGCATTATCAATGCCTGTTACCGTACATTCCACCTCAACCGCATCGGTATCAATCCAATTAAACGAAAAATCATCTACTGACTTTGCCCTTTTATAATCATCAGCCATTATCGCCTCTGTTATTTCTTTTTTCAGCATAATTTCTTGTGCAGCTTTATCAGGCAATGCCATAATCAAATCTAAATTAATACCGAAATCAGTTGAATATGAGCTATACGCATATCTGTCTGTTGATATACAATTTTCGCACCATTGTTTAAATGCCTCAACTCCCGACGCAGAAACTAATCTGTGCTGACCGTCACGAACAAAATCACCTGTGTCATAATCGAATTTTAAACTTCTCTTATATCCGACAGGTGTATTTTGTTTAAGGTTATCCAAAGGCACTGTCATGATATTATTTGCCGTTGGAAATAAATTTGCCATAATTAACTCTCCTTCCCTATATCACTGCTACTTACAATAACAGCAACAACAATAGGATCAACATCTATCCAGCATACCAATACTCTGTCGCCCGCTTTGATACGTTCTATCCCCTCTGTGATAGGAATTTTAACAGTGTGACTGTGACCGTCAGATAATGAAGTTACAACTTCAATCTCAGGTTTATAATCTATTGATAATCTCTTATCAATTAAATACTCTCCTTTCGGAATAACCGTATCAAACCTTGCGATTTTAAGTCCAAAATCAGTTGTAATTGTACCATATTCAATTAAAATACTCTTACCATCATTTACAGCGTTATTCATCTGTGCTTGAAGTGTTCGTCCTAATCTATCAAACGCATTCATATAAACACTCCCTTATAACTTACTTTCATCTGCAAGTTCAAAATCAATATTCATTTGTCGATTTATTGCGTTATGCGTGATACTTGTGACAATATATCGAAAATTCATATCTCCTGCTCCCACTTTAACAAGTTCGCCTTTTCTTATCCACGGATTATTTATAGCTGTTACTTCGTATGTTTCTTTAGGTTTTCCGTTTTCATCAAGAATGTATTGACCCTCATCATGGGCATTTTCATATAATGAGTCTTCCGGCTCTTTATCTGATTTTTCATCTTCAGTATCATCACGAATAACCTTTTGAAGTGTTCCCCATTTTTCTGTGTCCCCTTCCAATGTATCTGTGATTGATACTTTTCCGTCATCATCTGCTTTACCTGTAAAAATTATCTTTGTAACAACGTCCTCCATTGAAATGTTACTTGCTGTGGATATTGCATTTTCGCCACGGTTAATTTCGTAAACACGTTCATTTGCATTAGCTCCGTATCTATCTATATAAATAATATCCTCGGCACTGCGTATTACGTATTTTATACCCGTTTTTTTCTTCACACGGTCCAAAAGGTCAGTAAACATAGTAGAAATTTTACCCGAAATAGGCAATTTCTTATGTTCTATAGATTCATAGTTATATACAAGATTGATACCCCATTTGGAGCATATATCATTGAATATATCAACAGTTTTCCAACCGGCAGGGTAATAATAACTATCCTCGCTATTTTGCAGATAAATCAAATTGTCATAGCACGTCAATGATATTATTTTCTTCTGCTTGTTTTGATAATTCTTACGCCATATATACCCTCTGAAAACTTCTCTACACTCTTCTCCGTCATTGGCATATATAAACACCCTATCACACACATTAATTAATTCTGATAGCAAATATTCACCGTTTATACAGTTTACAAGGCTTATCGTTACCTTTTGTGCAAGCTCATTTTTATTTTCGGTAAGTTTTAAATCCGTTGTCACTGCGTCAACAAATACATCTAATTTATCAGAATTAAGAAAATGAATGCTGTATATTGGCGAAGACTTTGATGCCACTCTTACATAATCCATTAACCCCACTCCTAAAAATCGTACAAAAAAAGCACTATTATTTAAAATAGTGCCTTTTACTAAGTCATTATAATATAAAAACCGCCTTGACTTTGTCAAAGCGGTCTAATAGTATTTTGGTGGGTGTGCCCTTTCCCACATTTCTTTTGACCTAAAAGGTGCGTAGCAGCACAATCTCTACTTCAAAATACATATTTATCTTACTTATATTATAACACTTTTATTCCTTTTTGTAAAGTAATTTATTTTTTCTTTCTAATTTACTTAAATTCTTCGAACGAATTCTGTAAAATGTCATTACTGAATTTTTTAAATTCTTAGTATCCGATGTTAAAGATAGTTTACTTACCACATTTAAGTTTGTATTTTCCAACTTCTTTATCATAAATACAGTGTTCTTATTCTTGCAGTCTTTGATAATTTCATCAGGATTCTCAACCGTATCACTTCCATACTTTTTAAACAATTCGTAATCTTCAGGATGTCGCTCTTTAATATGAGTTATACGCTCATTGGTAACGATAATCTCATCGGTTTTCAACGAGCCGAATTCTTGCTCCAACAGATGAGTATTAATTTTACCAAGTTTATTTATCTCAGACACTCTACCACCTCTATCATGTATTATAGCATCATCTTGAGAATTGTCAACTTTTCCTCCATCATTACCGGAGCAAAATCTTCCATTCTTATCATGATTATGATTATACTTTAAAACATTGCATGATAACTTTACTTTTACAAACGTTTGCTTTGGCTTTATAAGTTCACTAAATGAATATGCCATCTTTTTACCCCCTATATGTACTCTTTAGGTAGCCAACCAATGACATATTCACCAACTGGTGTACGTCCTACATCAGAAGATTTATCTGTTATCCTATATCGGCCGATAATTTCTTTTCCGTCATACAAATAGTATGTTCCTGTCACTCTGCCTGCAATACTTTCCGCATCAGACGAAACATATATCGGTGCATTGTTAAGTTCGACTGTTGCACCGGCAGAGTTATCACCGGAAGATGTTCCTGGAATTTTAATAACGGTACCGGGGAATATCCACCAACCTCTTTCCGAGCTACTAAAACCATGCTGTTTTGCGGTGTCCTCGATTACATCTTTGTTTAACTCATAAATTTCTTCCCAACGCAACCCGTCACCGAGATAACATTGTGCGATGCCCCATAATGTATCATTTTCAACTATGGTATATATTGCAGGTGCAGGGTCTTTATCTCTGTCCGTTCCATCAGCAGAATCAGGTTCGGTATTTGTAACGGTAAATGTCGGTTTAACGCAGTCTGTAAACTCTATATAATAATGATAACTGCCAAATCCGTCTTGATATGTAATATCATAATCCGAAAGATGTACATCCATACAAATCGGTGTACCTGTTATCAAAATCGTAAGTACCGTTTTATTAGCTTTCCACATTGAAAACATACCTTGAAAATTGACAGGCGGTTGCCAAGCACCATTTTGCCAAGGCATATTTGCTTGCATTCTACCGGGTAATATACCATCATCCCACCGAATCGAACGTACACCTGTACCAGTAGGCTCTTGAATAGTACCAAGGTCCATTATGTCATATTCGGCAAAATTTTGTCCACCCGAACGGAATTTTATTTTTTGTGGTGTCCACGGTATTGATAAAACGTCATGTGTACCCTTTTCAATTATAAAAATTATACTCTCACAATTTCTCATTCATTATTACCTCCCGAATTAGCAAATGAGGCAGTTAAATGTCGGTCAATTTCATCTGATATTAACTGTGCTATTTCAGGTGCATGTGCCTTTATCTGTTCAACAACATTGCCGTCCTTAGAACCATCAATATTAAACATTATAGACATTGAACCACTTTCAAAATGCACATTTGCACCACTTGTTGAGCCGCCACCTTGTATTTTCTCATTTTCTATGACATCATTATTAAGTCCTGTCGCATAATGAGGAATGCCACGTCCTGATAAAATATCCTTTGTTTCTGATGATGTAAATACTCTATCTCCCGCTGACAGCGGAGCAAGTACATTACGACCTTCATACATCAAAAATTGACCGTTGTGTTCAACCAATTCGCGAGGATCTGCACTTCCGTCATCATTCAAATATGCCAATCCCTCAGGTGCATTACGAGTACCATGTGCAAAATGTCCAAATGTTGTACGATATTCAACTGTACCATATATCTTAGGTGCTACTGTCGGAAAAATACCTGTATATTTAGCTGTGCCTGTTATCTTGGGTACTTCTTTCGGGTATGTTCCGAGTTCATAATTTGCTGTACCATCAACCTTTGCCAAAACGGATAATTCCGAATTATTTTCAGTTATAGTCGATATACTGTCATTTATGGCGGATGATAAACTTGATGTATCAACAGTCCCAGGAACAACCGTAAAATTAGGATGTAATTCAACACTTTCACCCATACTTGCATTAATAGTATCAGTTATCTTTGTACCTATATCTAACCCGCTAAAATCAGTTTCAGCCAAAGAAGAACTAATGCCATTCATTACACTTTCACCTATCGAAATTTGGCTAAAGTCCATATTATCTGCCGATAGACTTGTACTTATTGCAGACATTAAACTCTCGCCAAAATCCAATTTACCAAAATCCATATTGTCCACTGATAAGCTCTCACTTATAGCTGACATTAAGCTTTCGCCAAAGCCTAATTCTTTAAAATCAAGATTATCGGTTGAAAGGCTTTCACTGATTGCTCCCATAAGACTTTCGCCAAAACCAAGTTCTTTGAAGTCCATATTATCCGTTGAAAGACTTTCACTGATTGAATCCATAACCGTTTTACCAAGTTCTAAATCCTTTAGTTTTCCGTCTTTAATATTTTCAATACTGCTGCTGACAGCATTGAGTACATTCTCTCCTAAATCGTCCGGCAACTCAGTTGATTTTGTATCTTCTTTGGACTGCTCTGTTCCATCGGTTTTGCTTTCTAAAGCCTCTTGTTCCTTGGTGCTATCTTCAACAGCTTGTGCTGCTTTTTCGTCAGTTTCATTCATAGCATCAATCTTTTGGTCTTTATTGTCCTTTATTGCATCTACTGTATCTTTTGCATTTTTTTCAAGTGCATTTTTTGCAGCTTCTGTTGTTTGTTCAATGGCATTTTCCGTATTCCCGCCATTTAGCATTTGCCATATATCAGCAAAATCATCACCCATTTCTTCAGCCATACGCTTGTAATCAGTACCATAGAAATCATTTATGGCTTTATTTGCCTTGATATCACCAGCCATAAGCATTGCCGCATATTTTTCTTGAGCAACGTCATCTCCGCCCATTGCACCAAATTGATATAACCCCATCATCTCATCCAAGTATTGACTTGGGTCTTGATGTTGTAATATTGCAGCTTGATATTGTCGCTCTGCTTGTTCCACCGTAGGTTGCATTTTTTCATATGCTTCTTTTACTACTTCTTTTTCAGCAGTATCTCCGATGTTCATTGAGTGTTCCAATTCACCTTTTGCACCAGCTAAACTACCTTTTTTATCATTGTATCCATTGTATTTTTCATAATTGTCTAATGTTTGTCTAAATGCAGAATGAGATCTATCTCCGTTTAATTGGTCGTTTAATCCTATTAGATGTCCGCCGTACCATGTATCTTTACCATTCCATACATCTGCTAAAACAGAATTATAGTCTTTGCCGTACATATCTTGTGTATTGTTCAACATCGTTTGCAAATAACTTTCTGTTTTACTACTTGTAGCGTCCCACATTGCTTTATCAGCAGAAGTAACATCTGCTCCATTCGCAATAGCTGTTGCTCTCGTTTCAGCTAAATTATACATATCGCTTGTATATTCCGACTGAATATCTTTTATAACACTGTCATAAGCGTCTTTTGATAACATACCATTTTGAACAAGAAATGAATATGTATCGGCTTTTGTTTGGTCTGTGTTTGGTGCAACTTCAGAATATGTCTGTTGCATATTATGTATAGTGCTAAAAACATGACTTTCTTCATCCGGTGAAAACCAATTATCGTTTAATGCTGTCTTTAAATATTTGCTCAGTTCTTTTTTCTGTTTTTTAAAAGTTTCAAAAGCAGTCTTCCATTTGTCAGTTAAGGCAGTTGTATCCCACTGTCCATAGCCAAACAAATCATCATTAACCATAAATGCGTTATACATTTCTTGATTCATTTGATTTTCGATGTCATCCATATAACTGTTGACTTCATCAGCATAAGACGTGAATTCTTGTTGAGGAATATTAAACCCTAAATTTCCTTTTATATCAAGTTTACTTCCGCTTTCAACAACTCCAAAATAAGACGAATTAGTAGTATCTTGTAATGAATATCCTGTTGTCAATGCTTGTTTATGTGCTTGTGATACTTGTGTCTGCCATGAGCCGACCATGTTTTGAACCACTTTACCCAAATCACTTGTCGACATTGCTATATCACCAAATAATTCATCCAGTCGGTCCTGTCTTAATTCTTCAGCCGATTTATGAATTCCAGATATACCGTCAGCAATATCATCACCCCATAGTTGACCAATCAATGCACCTGCTCCAGCTCCGAATAATGTTCCTACTCCGGGAATAAATGAGCCTATTGCAGCACCTGCTCCTATCAAACCGCCTTTTGTTAATCCACGAGTTAAACTACGTTGCATATCATTGCGATTTCCACTGCTATATGCGTCAGTAATATCACTAAAAGCATCCGTTACCCCCGAATACACAGATTGAACACCTAAGTACCTTGTTGCCATACTTTTGCCGAATGATTTTATACTATCTATGGTTTGATTTTCGTTATCGTTCCCATAATCACCAAGCATTTTAGTTGTTTTTTCAATAGCTTTAGTATTTTTATCAACATAATCTTTTTGAAAATGTTCATCTTCATAAGCACCTACTAGTTTTTGCATTGAACTTTCACTGGCATTTTTTGAATATTTAAGTCCGTATTCATCAGCTGACTCTTGCAAATTTTTTAAACTGGCACTCTTTTGCACTTCTGTTTCAAGTTCATCAATGTTATAGAGTCCATAACCTTCTGTTGTTATGCCTAATTTTCCAGCGTTATCAACAAGTTCATTCCATCTATTTATTTCAGCCGTTGCTTTGCCATTTACTTTAGCGACATGTTCCCAGTCAGTATCAATCGCACATTCTGCTTCGTTTTGGGTTGCGGATTGTGTGCTTGTTTCTGAATTTTTAAAATATTTTTTAAACCAGTCATCATCGCTTAAATCAGCGCCCGACAATTCCCTTGCACTCATTTTTCCGATACTATTTTCAACTGTGTTTATTTTATTGATACTCTTATCAACAGCATTTTCAAGCTCTGATGTATCTGCTTTAAGTTTAATTGGTGATACTCCATCAGCTATATTGTTTACTCTGTCAACAGCTTTGTCGATTTCGTCAGTAGCAGTCTTTGTACCGTCAACTTTACTTAATTTGCCATTTATGCTTTCCATAGCTTTTGAGGCTCTGTCTGTTGCTGTAATATCAACATTAACATTTCTTTTTTCGAGTTTATCGAGTTCGGCATTTAATGCTTTAACTTTACCTGTGGCATTATCTTTAAAATCAGCAACTATTTCAATTTCTATACTTGAATTTGCCATAGTGTCCTCCTTTCCATCAAATTTACATACAAAAAACGGCTATCATTTTTGATAACCGTTCTTTAGGTATTATTTTTCTTTTTACTGACCAGGTAGATATAATATGTAATATTCTCCACCTTCGTAGTCTTTTAATGCTAAATATATTTGGTCCTTTTTATCTTTGAAAAAGTACGCTGGACGTTCATTTAAAGAAACCTTATTCTCCCAACTGAATTTTTCCAAAACTTTAAATGTTATTTGAGTATTAACTAAAACTTTCTGAAGTTCTCTATTTTCATCCTGAACAGCTATCTCTTTAGTTGGTATCTGCTTTATTGTATAATTATACTCGGCTGATGAACCACCTATAAATAAGCAAGCAACAGGAGGCTCATTCAACACTTCTGAATCCCTTGACGTAACCCATGTCGGATATGATTCTGTTTGTTTTACAAGTGGTTTAAAGCTTAGTTGAGCTGGAATTTCTGCTTCTTTTACTGCAAAAGGAAAATCAAAGTTTTCTTCATCTGTGACTTTGTTATATATCTCTGATAACGATTTTTGGATATTGGTTTCAAGTATGGTATTTTGCTCAGACAACGTATTATATAACTCTTCATATTGGGTATATTCTGACTCTGATATAGCTTTTTCAGCCTTATCTTTAGTAGTATCCAATTTCGAAGTATCATAAGTCTTTGAGAAATAGTTTTTCTTTAAATTGTTTGAATTTTCAACAGTTTCCGTCAACAGTGTGTAATACTTATTATATTTATCTATCTCTGCAGATATTTTATCGTACAAATCTGTCGCTTGATTTCTCACTTCGGATAGTTTTGATAGTTGCTTATTCTCAAAAGCAATTTTGCTTTCTGATTCAATGTCAGAAATATCTTTTTTATAATCAGGATTAAAATACACCTCGTTCTCAAGATGTGACAAATTCGTCAGTTGCTCCTGTATATCTGTATTGTATTTTTCCAAAGTAATTTTACGATACTGAAAAACGCCAATCACTCCTATTGTAGCTAATATAGCCACAATTACAGATATTATAATAAAAATTTTTATTTTTTCCTTTTTCATGTAAAAACCTCCCTTTTGTATAATTTTAGCAAATAGAAGAAGATTTGTCAACTATTTTGCTTTGTAGGGAAGTTTCCAAGCACAATAGGCATTTTACGTTCATTCTTGGCTTTTTCCATGAATGCAAATACTACTTTTTGTTCACCCTCTGTCAGTCGCATTATTTCATTTGGAAATGTACGAAATCCCGAATACACAAAAATATCATACAAATTCCGCATTAATGGACTGACTTCTATCAGTTTTTTATGTAGTCTTCTTCGTCAACGACATCCTCACCGTCAAATCCGCTGAGTTTAAGAACTTCTTCAACTATTTTTGACTTTGTGCCTGCATTAAGCAGAATATCGACACAGTCAGCCTCATCAAAGATATTGAATTTCTGCTTTATGTCATTGTTACCCCAAATTCTCTGTTTATCTTCATCTACCGTAGCCGTATAAATCAGATTGTTATGATATTCAGTTGTACTTCTTTCACCCGAAATCTTAGGGTATTTCGGTCCGGCCGGATTAGAAATTTGCTTTGTTGCCTTTTTTGCCGCCGCTTGTATTTCACTTTGCGATAATCCTCTTATTCTGAATGAAAATAGGGGTTCACCACTTTGCTTTTTTACAAATATTTTCTTTATGCTATCTTCGTTGCCTGTTTTATAATCTGCCGCCTCAAGCAATGCCTTGACAAGACTTTTTTCGTCCTGTTCAAAGTTGGTTGAAGACTCAAGACCTGTTACATTTGTACTTTCTTTATTTGCCATTTCCCTTACCTCCGCATATATAAATTAAAAATTTTCATAAATTTAAAATGGCTCGTTCTCTCAAACCAAGAACGAGCCATTTTATGTGATTAGTTGTAAAGTTGCTTTGCTGCCATTTCAGAAATCATCTTCGGAATAGAATTTAATCTAAACGAATGTGCTCTCTTAATCACATCACCTGGAGTTAAACTCATTAGGTCAAAAGCTCCGTTTGGTATAGCATTGTTAAATGTTATACGTTCTTCACTGCTGCCATCAGGCTTAATAGATACCCCTTGAAAATTGAATACAGGAAAATATCCATTTTGTATCGCCTTAAGCAGTGGTGCCATTATAACATCATCTCTGATTACCGCCTCTGTGTATGTCAAATCAAATGTCACACCTGTCGGAACCGTTCCCACCAAAATTGAACCAACACCTTGATATTCAGTTGTGTTTGCATTCATTGCAACTTTAAACTCGTTAATTTCTGCAAGGAACGTATTAACGCCATTAACTTCGACAAATAATTTTCCGTCTTTACCTGTCATTAATTCAGTTGTATCTAATGTACTGTTGTTTCCAACTGCCATTTTTCTTACCTCCAATCATTAAGAATTTTCACTGTATTTCCATTTGTAATGAATGAAAATACGCTCTAATGTATCAACGTCAACCGCATTGACTACGAAATAGCCATAATCGGCGCCGTAACCCTTATTTGTATCGAGCTTAAATGTAGGGTCAATAAGCTTGCCCTCGTCAGCCATAGTATCAAGCACGACTTGACCACGTTGGATAACATTTGCAATACCGTCTTTTGTACCATTAACTTTTCCGATTAATTTATCCATTTCACAGTCCAAGCGATAGAATGTTTCATGTCTTACTTTAGCTCGTTTGATTTTCTTCCAGCCGTTATCCTGTTTTTCTTCATCAGGATTAATCAGTGTATTAACACCGCTGTCAAAAACAACCTTGCCGTCTGAATTAACAGATAGTAATAACAATCCGTTTCTTACCGCATTTTCGTATTGGCTGTTCTTTAGTCGTTCTGTAAGTTTTGCCGCACCTGGCATTTCTGTACGAACGATACTTTTACTTGATGGCGTTGCAGCTATAACACCTGCCGCTTTGGCTATTGCCTCAGGTCCGCTGACAGTTTCACCGTCAGAATTGATAAAATCGCTTGCAAAATAAACAATAGGATAATTGTCTATCTTAGATGCATTCTCCATTCTCTTGTTTATATCGACACTGCCTTTATCTCCTATAACGGCTATGGCAAGATTACCGTCTTTGAATGATGTGTTTATATATTCTATTAATAGTGCTTGTACATCCGAATCAACGGTATCGAGTGCGATTGTATTATAGTAATACGGTTCAAATGCCTCAAACGCTGTACTGTAATCAGCCGTTGTAGTAGTAGGGTTTTCTCCGCCCTCAAACGGTTGTTGTGAAACACCAGTAATGGTGTCCGTAACGCCATCTTCCGCTTTTGCAGTAACGTATTTACTCTGAATATCTTCAACAGCCTTTTCCAACGCTTTAGGCTCGCCTGTACCTGATGCAAATGTAATTGTTTCAACTTCCTTTGCACCATCATAAATCACAAGTTCTCTTGTATTTTCTACACCCAATTTATCTCTTACGGATACAGTAAATTCATGTGTTCCAGGATATTTAAGTGTTAGTGTAACAGCTTTTGTTTCATTCGACTTTAGCTCAATCTTGCCGCTCTTACCGCCTGTTCCTAAACGAACTAAGTACAACTTATCTAAGCCGCCATCCATATAAGCCTCTGCCACACTCATTGTACCGCCTGTGCCATATGTATTTTTCATAGTAACATCAGATGTTCCAATTTCATGAATGGTGACTTCATTCAGCGGTCCCCAATCAGATTTAATAGGCAATGCTCCTATACCGTCTAAAGCAGACGCTACCGCATTGTTGACATTACCGTTACTTGAACGTCTGTAAACACCGGCACGAGGGTACTCCTTACCGTCTTCATAAACATATCCCATGCTTATTTTACCTCCTTATTTTTAAATTTTGATACAATCTCTTTAGCTTCTTCCAACGTAAACAAATCTTTATCTGACATTGAAAGTGCTGTACGAATAATAACCTTATTCGTATTAAATTCATTTTCTGCTTTTGATAATTCATCAACGGTATATCTTGATACAGATGATGTTTTTACCCTTGCAGAGTTCTTTCCAGCTGGCACATCTGCTGTTTTTTCATCTTTTACAGTTTTAGTTGCCATAAGATTACCTCCTTAACAAAAAAGAACGCCTTTAAATAAGACGTTCTTAATCATTTATTTTAATATGTTTCAATAATTCTGAATCAGGCTCTTTGCGCAATACGCAATAATCGCCTTCAACAGATAATTGACCGACTCTTAATTCATCAGCTCCAGGCTGAAGTTGATTGTTATTATCAACACGCATCCATGTTCCATCAGGAAATTGTAATACCTTTTTTTGATTTAGCTTAGTACACATCATACTCGCAATAGCATTAGAAACAGCTATATCTTCTGTAAAGATATGAGCATTCATTACAGCAGTGTACCAATCACCTGCATACATGCTAGGTATTCGTTCACAATTACCTACCTTTGATTTTCGCCAGTACACCGCAGGAATATCCTTTTGAGGTTTCCATACGGTCGGAATATCTTCATCATATCCTATCAGTTTTACATCGGGTAGTAATTTTCGTGTCCATTCATTAACCAGTTTAATCGGATCAGGCTCGCAGGTTTGTTGATTAGGAAACGCAAGTAGTGTAAACAATACCGCCGCAACGGTTATTTTTTTGTCCGCAACATCAACGTATCGTGTAGAATTCCATTTCGCAAGAATTGTTGTTTCCGACTTACCGCTAAAGAAATAGCCGTCTACATTTGTTTTGACCGTTTCTGCTATTGCTTCAATCTCTGATGTGTCTTGTAAATACACATCAATTTCTACTGTACCACTGATTTTACGTTCTGTGTCGGATTGCATATTTGCAAAAAATACAATTCGTCCATATTGTACGTTATCGTTCCATAAATCAGACATATCGTCAGGGGCTGTCTGATTAAAAATCGCAGGCTCATCATCATATTTAGTTAAATATGATGTTATATCGGAACATTTCCTTAGATGATTATTTAAAATTTCTTCAAACATAAATCTTTCTCCTTTAATATAGTTCACTGTATATTGCAATAGCTTGCGGCAATGCGTCTTCTGCAATACGGTCACAGTGTGGTCTTGCTGCCATCTTACTTGTACCGTCTTCCAAAAACGGACCGTACAAACAATCACTTGTTACTTTCGCTGTAAATGACATTCCGTTGCTTTCTGTTGATGAAACAAAAGAATTACGGTAATTTCCCGTTCTCACTCCCGGTGGTTGACCTGGAGCAGATACACCGCCGCCTGCCATCACATTAAAAACAGAATTTCGCAATGCACTTGATACTCGTGCAGTTCTTCCCGGCAACTGTGCTTTTATCTTATCAAGTTCAGCTTGAACAATAATTTCAATGCTAATCATTTTATATCAAACCTTTCCTCAACATAATAAATCATAGATACATTAAGGCTACCTGCATTATCTACGCCCTGAACATAAAATTTACGTCCGTCTGGGAACACAAGATAATCGGTAGCCTTTGCTTTTACCGTTGCTCCATATTGTACAACTGTATGTGTTATAGGGTGCTGATTTTGCCGCCATTCTTCTTTTTCGCGTTGACTTGCCTCGGCAGCAATACCCAAAAATGCTTGTTCGGCAGGTTGGTATCCTACTTCTGTCACACGTCCGCTGGCTGTTTTCCCATGTCTTTTTATATAAATTTCTACCTCTTGAAATCCATATCCAGGTACAATATTTGCTGTGAACATAATTACTCGCCCTTTCTGCTGTTACTGTGCATATCCTCATAAAAATACGGTGGTCTTACCTGTCCGTAATCATTTCCCGATACGGGCGGAACAGAAATACTTGCTTCATTCTTCAATCGGTTATAGAGGTCTTTCCATACCTCTACTCTACTTGAAAAATCATACGACACAGGACCTATTTTTGTAGTGCAAGAGTGTGCAAACTTCATTAGAATAGCTTCCAACGCTGCTAATTTAGCACGTTTCCAATGTCTGTTCATATCCAAAACCGCTTGATACTCCTCATCCGACAAAGCCGCTGTCAACTCTGCCGGATTGAATGTTGTATCTCCCAGTTCAAACCTCAATCGGTCAACTCCGTTTTCCGTAATTGCATTGGGATTATATGAGTATCTCGGCATTACTCATCACCGCCACTATCTTCTTCCTGCTCTGTTGTATGCTTTGAAATTGCCGCTAAAACGGTTTTTCTCGTATCAACTGCGCCTAATACGTCACATACAGAATCACTGTTAATATTCTTTATATATTCCGCCGCATCTGTGGCCGACATTTGAAGTACACGGAAAATTTCTGTTACATCGTCCGCAGTACAATTAATGCTTTTTCCGTCTTGTGATAAAATCGGTATCGATACAACAAATTGTATCGGTTCAACCATTTCCTCTGCATTAATAGGTAACTCGCATAGGATACCGTATCTAACCAGCTTTAACCCCTCATATGCGGACAATTCATCAGGCTGAATTATATCACCTTTGTTATAGTTTTTACCGCCAATACGGCAAGATTTAAGTGCTGTGTATCTCATATATTAGTCACACCCCTTAAATCAATTTTTAGGAGTAACGGCATTTTGGAAATAGATACCCAAGTCCTTGCATACTACTTTCATATCCTGCGAAATCATACCGCCGATGTAATGAGAATACGTTCCCTCATCACCTTCCCATTCAATGATAGGAAGAATATTTCCTGTGCCCATATCCCAACGGAATGTATATCCGGCAGTTGCCTCATCAATCATTGGTGTTGGTGTAGCGTATGCCAAAAGCATTGCATTTTCATCGCAGATAAAACCTGTATTTTCTTCTTCACCAAGATTTGCACTGTTCCATATAGCGTCAAATACGACAACCTCATCTACCCCCAAAATAGCAGCCAATGATTTTGTAGTAACCATTGCAGGTGAAGCAGTGTTCCCGCCATAAATAACACGATTCATTATGTCGGGGTGATTAATTAGTGCATCAAATACACGCTGTCCCAATCCAAGTTTATTAGGTTTTCTTCCTGTAGCCTTCTTCATCGCAGTAATGCAATCGGATATAAACTTGATAGGATTTGAATTATCATTGTCAAACGATACAAAATCAGTAGAACCTGAGCTTACCGATACACCGCCAGTTAAATCAGCACCCCATACACCTTTTTTAAAGTATTTTTGTGCAAATACCTTGTTTTGATGAATAAATATCTGTTCAGCAATAACCCTCGCTTTGTTTTGACGTAATTGCATTATTCCTTTAGCTCCCATACGTGCTACATCTAATTGGATAATATCATCATAACCCAAAATAATTTGTTCAGGCACACACTTATAATCGTCAGTTTCGTAACCGATAACGGTAGGATCTACTTTACCTAAAATAGGCTTAGGGCTTACATTATCTCTTAACAAATCTGCTTTTGAAAATTGATAATATGACGCTCTTGAAAGTTGCACAGGCACTTCTGGGAAGAAAGACGTTGCTCCGCCACTCTTGCCCTGAAAATACGCTGTACTGATACTTGTAAGTGGAACATTAATAGGTGTTTTACCCTTTCTTATTCTATCAAAAACTTCTGTACCCATTATTTAGCCTCCTTTTTGTAGTAGTCAACTCTTTTGACTGTTCCCATTGCATTTGCATTACAATCATTCATTGCTATTGCACATACAAAATCACCCGCTTCAGCGGCAACTAATGTACCGTCCGAACCGGGTGTTAATTCTGTTCCGGCTGTTACTGTGGCACTTATAGCCGCAATACCAACAGCAAATATTTGATATGTAACATTATCGCCCTTTGAAACGTCTGCCTCATTGTCAATAGTAACAATACCGATAGGCATTTCCCCTTTGGTGTTACAAAATTCCAATAAACCGTCACTGTTCAACTTAACGGCTTTGCCGGCGACGTTTTCCATATCGTTAGCTACAATACCCACACGAGTAGCTGATGTATTAATTCCGTTTGTCATATACTGCTTTGCCATTAATACCAACCTCCAATCTCATCATCATAGTCTTTCATAAGCTCAGGGTGTGTTTCCCATGTTTTTGCCATAGCTTCTGTATCACTCATATTCGGATTTGACTTTTTGATTTCATCAGCAATAGCACGAGCCTTGGCAATGGTAGTAGAGCCTGCCACATCAGAATGACCACTCTTGCCGATTTCAGTAAATGCACCCGACTTTTCTACTGCCTCAACCGCCGTATCCAATACACCAATCATATCTTGATATGCTGTACCGCCTGCGTCTTTTAGGCTCTTTAGTGTAGGTATAAGTTCTTCGGACTTTTTGCCTATAACTTCATACTTTTTTGCAATAGCCGTAAGTTCTCTTTCTTCCGACTCGTCACGAGCTTTTCTTAAACTTTTAAGTTCGGCCGCAACTGCCGGATGAAGTCCCTTATAAATATCTTCCGGATCATGATTTATCGGTTCACCCTTAATCTTCTTAACGTCCTTGTCGTCTTTATTGTCATTTTTGCCATTGTCATCATCTTCAGGCTTCGTTATACCAGCCTTATTAACGATAGCCTCCAACTGCTTCTTTTCTTCATCAGTTAGCTTATCCTTATCAATATCTTCAATTTTCATATCATTATCAGCTCCTTCATTATTACTTTTTAATATACCGAGTGTTTCTGCCTTTAATGCCTTCACAATCGTGGCTGTTTGTGGTTCTTCCGAACCTGTCGCAATATAGTCACTTACACTGCCGCCGCTCCATTTTTCTGTTGAAAGTGTAGCGGCACCGTAAAATTCTTCAAGACTTTTATCCATTGCAGATTTTTTATCTGTAACGTTATCATCTCTAAGAATTGAAATAAGACTACTACTTAGCGATTCTGTGTATTGCCATATTTGCCTAACTACATCGTCCAATTTAATATCCTTTAATTTTGCAGCAAAACTTTCAGCCTCACCGCTCTTTCTTATAGGAGTTTTAGACTTGTACATTGTAACAAATGCGTCAGGATTGGCACCCTCCGGCACTAAATCAACCTTTGTAATATTCAAATTTTTTAACTTATTTGGCATTACCCTCTACCTCCTCTCTGATAGCCTCACCCTCAATACTGAACATTGAGTATGTACCATCTTTAACTTTTTTCCACACGCTTTCATCCGTCACATGAAAACCTATCCACCAACCGTCAGCTAATGCATCTTCAGGCAAACCTAATGCTTTGAGTTTTTCTTTGGTGAACACCATGCTTTCAATCATTGTGGCTACACCGCCACGTTCATGAAGTTCGCCACCGTCACCATAAAACTCAACATAACGATAAACTGCTTTTTCAAGTTCGTCAATATCAATAATATCTTCCTGCCAATCGGTGATTTTTTCGCCGTTGGCACGAGCCGATACATTCGCCCAACCAAATACCAGGTGTTGTTCTTCATATGATTTCTGTACATTAAAACGTGCCTTTACTACCTTTTCAGGTTCATCCCTTGCCTTGTGAATGATGTAATCATTAAAACTTTTCAATTTAATCAACCTCCTAAAATTTTAGCATCAAAAAAACACGCTGATTTAAAACCAACGTGTTAATTTATAAATTTCATTTTTAAACATTATTCAATTTCAATTTCATCCGCTATATCACTTAATGAACGTCCATCAAAAATGGTATCATTCATTAAATCATCTATATCCGAATATATCTTCACAATGTCATTATAACCCACTTCAAATTTAGTCCTACTCCATGGATTGATACAACAAGTCTTATTGTCATATTCGAATACCACATCTTGTACAAGCGATAATATTAAATTTTTTATTTCTTCTGAATTTAATTTCATAAAATATCACCATTGACCTTTCTTTCTGAATCCGTTATGTCTCGAGTTCTTCGTTCTTCCAAAGTTCCGTCTTTCCACTTGTATGTATGAATATGTTCTCCGTTTTTACCATATGGATGTTGTTTTGGATTGCCGTGATCCGTAGGATGAATTTGTTTTACCATATATCCGTCTTTGTCATATATTGTACGTTCTATATGTCCATCCGATTTTTCTAAATCTAACACTGCATATGGCTTTAATTGTCTTGGAACAGAGCCACCTTTTCTATGGTTGGTTGCTATAAATGTTCCATCAGTCGAATATTTATAGCCACTTCGTTCAGACTTTGTAACTCTATATGCAGCCTTTAATTTGTCCCATTCCTCTTTATTATTATACTTTAATTTTTGGAAATCTTCAAGAGTTTTAGGGACATTTTCAGTCCCAAGCTGTTTTTTATATTCTGCATATTGCGATTTATCGGCATAATAATTAACACATGCTTTCTTTTCCGCCTCGCTCATACTGTCCCATTTGTTTGGAACACTCGGTATTTTATTATTGTCACCTGTGAAAAATTCTTCGCCACAACAACAATTTGTATGTACCGGCGGTGCCATTATCTCAGGACCGTTATATTTAATATCGGACGGTACATTATATGGTTTATCAAATGGTACTGCCTGTCCGTTCAATGCAACGCAAATCGGGCAAACATTGTCATTGTTTGATGTTACCCAACGTCTATATACATTCTGCATATATCTATGTTCTATCGCCCATTGTATGTACGCTCTGGTTGCCTGATTATGTGCTGTAACAATTTCAGTTCGTGCTATATCTTTTGCCCGTTTGGTCCGTTGTTTGTCTGCCATCCGTCTTGCCGCCTTTGCAGCTCTGCTGTTAATTTCATAATCAGTTAATTTAGGATTATTCTCACGCAGAGTATTCCGCATATTTTCATAATAGCGGGTATTCTGATTAAGCTGTCGCTCTGTTAATCCTACCGTATCTTTTATTCTACGGGCGGCAAAATACGGTGTATCACCTTGTTGTAATGCAGTATTTATAATGCTTTTAACATTTTCTCTCTGTGTATCATTGATATTTGCAATAAGATTACCCGCTCTTTCATCACACCATTTGGTGTAAAATGCAGAATAATCAAACTGACTATCTTCATTATTTTCGTTATCATCATCTGATATTTCGGTATTGATACTTATCAAGTCTTTATTATCTTCATATGCGGTTTCAAATCTTTCTTCGCCAATATGCTCTAAGGTTGGTGTCAATGTTTCATTTTCAAAATCACGCAGATTGGAATCAAACGGTGCATGTACATCTTCTACGCTCTCATTACCGCTCATGACTTCATCTGCTGTTTCTTCATCTATGTTATAGTCATCCCATAAAAATAATAATGCCAATGTTATCGGAGTTTCGTATTTATTCAACATATTACGAATACGTTGTAGCGCATTTTCACCTTTTTTACTTCTATCGGGTTTGCGTATTTTTTCAAATATTCTCCTTGCTTTTCTGAATGTAAACATATATTTATATTATTCCTCTTTGAATTCGCTCTTTTCGGGTGATGTTCCGCCATTACCGGAGTAATCTGCACGTTCCGGCAGCTTTGCGGCGTCACGAAGATAATCTTCAAGTTGTTCATCGGGCGAAATAAACCCTGCACTTGAAACTTTCTGAATAAAGTCACCAAGTTCACTTATATTTCTATTTTCAATTTCGCCATGTATTATCTTTGGATAATCCGTAATATCTTTAAATGTATCACCATTCATATCTATTAAATCGGGGATAGCTTTGTTGTTAAACACTTCCGCTATCATATCAAGATACGCACCTATTGCCACAGAAAACATCTGTGACTTATCACTGCCGAGATTATATGTTCCTGTACTCTGATGTCCCAACATTATAAAATCAGCTAAGACCGTCATTGCAATTCGTGTATCATATCTTTCAATAATAGCGTTTGTATCAAAATTACGCTTTCCGCCGCTTGTAAGTAATTCCAGCTTCCAGCCTTCAGGCTTTACAACTCCCTCCAATGAATCGCGACGTATACTTTTAACATATCGTTCCGCTTCACGTCTTGCACTGACCATGTTTTTATCATCATTATCCCATATATCAACACCTTCAGGCGCGGTCATTACAGGTAAACCTGCCAAATCACGTTCAATTCCTATACCCTCAATTTCTTGTATTCGCTTTTTAAAGTACCAAGAGCGGTACGAATTACGCAATATACTGCGTCCTTCGGGGTTTCCTTTACTGCTTTTCGTACGGAATAGCAATAATTTATTTGCAGGAATTGTGATTAAATCAAACTTCGGCGGTGGCATTTGCGTTAATCCCAACAGATTATCATTATCATCATATTCCCATCTGTACAAAGTTTCCTGTGAACGTATCGGTAACTTCTGCCACCCTATTCGACCGTCATTATATTTACTGTTCAGACGAATATCTTTTTTACGTCCCATTCGACGCTTATATACAATTTCGTGAGCACTCCATCCGTATGTCAACATAGACAATATTTCTGATATTGTGTCAATCCACGTTTCAGTCATATCATTCATACATTGCCACACAAAATCAGCCGCTTCCTCATCCGCTGGAGTATTGCCGCCCGGTTGAGTGTCCCATGAACAACCTCGTATTAGCATATCAACCGCAAATAAAATAGCTCCAACTACATCATCATTGTCAGCCATTTCACGATATGTTTCTATACCCTTTTTTCCTTGCAGTTCCGGTAAGAATTCCTCGTAAAAAATTCCGCCTGTACGCTTTTGACCTGCACGACCAAATTCTTTCATGTAACCCATATTTCAGTCACCTCATCATCCATTCGCTTTCTTTTTTCAGACCGTCACTGATATTTGGCATACTGCCTGTGTATTTCTTTATCTTTCCAAGATATACCGATAATGCGGCGGCATCTCCTCTGTCGGGTGATTTTAATCCACGCTTTTTCATTTCGTCTTTGCCCTCAATCTCAATCTTTCCGTTTGAAGCTATTCTATATTTTCGTGTTGAAAGCTGTGCTACTGTATCAGCGTCATCTTCCACTTCAATTTCTTTATGTTCGATTAATTCTTTCAGGCACGCCCACATATGTGTTGTAAGGTCATTATAATACTCTGCCGCCTCTTTACCTGCCTTTGTATCAGTTTCAATTTTTTCAGCAGCATTAATAGGAACAACGGCTAATCTATATAGCTGTTGTTCCTTTTTGACTTCTTTTAATCTATCCGTCACGCCGCCGCCTAAGCCCGTATCATCAATGTTGACATATATTTTCCCTCTGTATTCGGGAAATTCATTGATTGTTTTTTTATATATTCTTATAACGTCACCAGCAGTCGCCATCAAATCTTGACCTTTACGCTCGGCCATGATTTTTAATCTTCCTTGCGCATTACGATATATAATAGTTTCGTCATTTCCGAAACGAGCTATATCTACACCTAATATAATATAGGGTAATTTATTGTTGTCGGGAAGTTCATACAACTTACTGCTGCACTGTTCAATTATAGAGAGCGGTATAAATACATCATCTTCTTGTGTCGGGAATTCACCATATACACGAACACGAACAACATTGCTGTCCTTGCCGTATTTCTTTTTCAGGTTTTCTATATTTTTTTTATTTACCCTCGCCACATTCTCGGAATTGACCGTATGACATTTATATAATGCTCTGTCTACCGTGTGGCTGTCATAAAACACGCCAGAAGTCTTTGTCGGATTTCCTAACATCAATAACTTGTTATTTTCACCTGACAATGTACCAAGTATAGCTTCCATAATGGTGTCCGCAACACCTGAAGCCTCGTCTACTATGAACAACATATTATCTTCGTGAAAACCTTGCATATTTTCGGGTTTTGTTGCCGTTTTCGCCACCGCAAACCACCGCTTATCGTGACCTTTCATATAAACATATGTCTTGGTCCATTTCAATATTTTTTTCAGCACAGGGCTTTTTTCTTGCCATTTTGCAACTTCGGACCACAATACATCATTCAGTTGTTGTTTGGTCGGAGCCGTTGCAACTATTCTCGGGTATGAAAAGCAACTCAAAAACCACAATAGGATTATTGCCGTTATTGCTGTCTTTCCCACACCCTGCCCCGATTTTACGGTAATACGATTATCGGTAACTATATCGCAAAACACATCATCTTGCCATTTGTCCGGTATGAATTTGAACATTTCCCATGCAAACAATTTTATGTTTTTCCTGTAAAGAGGAATACGCTTTTGAAATATCTCAAGCGTTTTAGTCATCATCCTCACACCCCTCTACTGCTTTTATCCAATCATCTATTAATTCACTGTCACCGTCCGTTGCCTTTCCTGCTCGAATTTTAGCCAATGATTCAAGTGTTTTGATTTTCAACTTTTGCACCCGAGTCAATTCGGATTCTATTATTTGCATTTGTTCTACTGCATCAACCTTTGTTTGTTGTGCCGTAACCGTTTGATGTTGTTTGCTACTGACACATTTTCCGAATGCGTTACTTTCTTTAGTCAACACCCGTATATCTTCTTTCAAAATCATTCCATCAGGCGAATTTTTCAACAATTCATTATATCGTGCCAATAATGCCATATAACGCCGCTCTCGCAAAGTAGCCAATTTCAATGTTTCAATTAACATAAATTCTTCATCTGTCGGCATATCTGCCATCATTGCACGTTCTTCATCACTGATATTCTTCCAATATTCACTGGCATAGGTTGCATTTTTCAATGCATTGTTATTACCTATCTGACCACCTCTATGACGTGTTTCTGATTTATCCGAACGTTCGCTTTTATTATCCGAACGCTCGTTTTGTTTTTTTTTAGAATTTCCATCCCAATGGTATGTACTTTTCCATCTTCGGACAGTACCCGGCGGCACGTCAAGTTTTCTTGCTATATCCACGAGTTTCATACCGTCATGATACATAGCCTCTGCTTTCGCTGCTTTTTCATTAGGCACTCGTGCCACCTTAGACACCTCCCTATAATTCGTTCCTTAATTTTTGCATTTTCTTCGTCTTGTGAAGAAATAAAAAAACGGCGTATCTAATGCCGCTAAAATCAATTTAATTAAGTATTGAGCAAATATCATAAGTATTATATTATCAACTACACCGTAAAAAGCTATAGCTATAAAGATAACAGTATCTATAAGTTGACTGCTCATTGTACTTGCATTGTTTCTTAACCATTTATACTTTCCGTTCGTCTTATTCTTTAACCAATGAAATGAAATAACATCCATTGTCTGACTTACTGCAAATGCTCCAAGGCTTGCGAACGTCATTCTTGTTCCTTGATTTAATACTGCTGTCAAACACTCTTGCAAATGAGTTGTTTGCGATAATGTCGGTATTTTCAATGATAAATACCCTAATATCAAAAAGCCGATTTGAACAATTATACCTACTTTAACGCAATCGTTCGCCTCTTTCTTTCCCCATATTTCACCGATAATATCAGTTGTCAAGAATGTGAGTGGATATGTTACTATCGCACCCGCAACGGTTAATCCTAAGACGCTTATAAGCTTACCACCGAATAAGTTGGACGTTATAAGTCCTAAGCAAAATATTCCTGTTAATAGTGTTAAATTAAATGTATTCTTTTTCATAATCAATTCACTCCATCCATATATTTTTGAAATTTTGTCCACTCTATCATATTATGAGCTACCAACTTCGGCAAATCTACTTTATGCCCTTTTTTCTCTAACTGCCGAGTTTTCATATACCCATTTTTGAAAAAGTGTATTTGTTGTCCTCTTGTGGCCGACACTACCCAGCTTGCGCTGTCTACACTGTAAAACTTGTAATTTTTCAATTCTCGTGTTTTCGTGAAACCTAAGCCATGTACCTTTACACCACAATAATACGCATATTCAACCAATCGTCGTATCAATTCATATTCCTGCTTCTTTACATGGAATACTAATCCGCCTATCGCTATATATGAGTATTTTTTGCACATCCGTTTCCAGTATTCAACGCCCCTGCCTTTATGCCACACAGGAATACATTGATAACCTATTGCGCTCTCCATCTTGTTCCGCCAAAACTCAACGCGATCAAGACCAAAAATATTATCAACATCGATTTCAAAATAATGTTTGATTTTATAATTGATTATGAATTTTATATATTTGTCAATATAACTATCCATTTGCGACAATGTCACCTTTGCACCGTTCATATATGAAAACGCTCCGCTATCAAGTAAAAAATTATCATTTCCTACAATGCTCATAGCCTCAAGACATGATTTTTCACCATTGAAAAATGTTTCAAGTATATATCTCGGCCGACATATTTTAACCGTCTTATCCCTTAATTCCTTTGACATACCCGACCCGGTGGACGCAAGAAATACTCTCATATTTCAAACACCTCGCCGCATTTAGGGCACGTTGTTGTCTTATTATGATGTTCCCTCACTATTTCCGTATCCTTTAAAAAATCATCATCGGAAACATTTAATTCTACATCATCTAATTCTGGGAAATTATACAGTCCAATGTCTATGTCAATAGCCTTTAGTTCTTCCTGCAGCTTTTCAAAATCCCATGTTGCAAATTCAGATGTTTTATTTTCAATCAATCGAAATGCTTTTATTTGCTCATCTGTGAGTTTATCTGCTATAATACATGGTACTTTGTCAAGTTGTAACAGTTTAGACGCTTTTAAACGGGTTTCTCCCGCTATAATCACGTCATTCGTATCAATTACTATTGGCACTAAAAAACCGAACTCTTTAATTGATTCTGCCACTTTTTCAACCGCATTTTCATTGTGTCTTGGATTGTTTTCATAACATTTTAATGCACTGACACTGCGCATAACTATCGTACTTTCCATATACATCCTCCTAATTTTATAAATGTGTTAGGAGGGAGCATATATTTTAAATTCCCCTTTCCGGCAATAAAAAAATCCACTTATTCGCAAATTGAATAAATGGATTTTTAAAATTATTTTAGAATTTTACTAATACTATTTTATCATGTTCATATAGCCACGTCAATGCCCTGTTTGTGCCCTAATTAATACTGTCAATTCCGAATAGCAATACACTTAATTCTTTGCAGGCAGCGTCTATATCCTTATACACTGTCCGTTTATCAATGAAATATATTTCTGCAATCTGTTCCTTTGAATAAACTGTATCAGATATATACATATCATAAAGCACCTTGCTACGACGTATTTTCATTTCACTGTTTGACTTTTGACACATATCTTGATACACGTTAATCATTCCGTCTATATGATTTATGATAATCTGCGTTCTGGCTGCACTTCGTTTGATTGACTCTACAATCATGTCAGACGTCACTCTTGGCTCCCACATTAATTCTTCAATGGCACCAAGTGCATCTTCATTTGATTCTTCGCTTTCAAACACTGCATTATTCACATATTCTTTAAACGTTCTGTAATGACGTATCAAGAGTTTTGTATTATGTAATCTCCTATCCTTTCGGTTGCGTTTTTCTTTAAGTTTTTCTGCCTTAAAGTGTTCCATAGCTGCGTCAGCCCCTGCTTTAGCAGCTACTTTCACTATTTCGGTTAATTCTTCATCAGTTATAATTCTTTTTTCGTCTGCCTGCATTTTTTATACCTCCGATTCCTGTGTTGGTTGTGGGAGTTCGAAGGCTCTCTATGAATAGCATTTTTAATTAGGGTCTACCATTCCATCATCATAGAATTTAAGACCGCACTCCTCATACATGGTCCTTTTGATATTATCGATTTCATCACTTTCTAAAATATCAATTAAAGTTTCCTTTAAAGCTTGTCCCAAGCGGTTCATTCGTTTTTGTTTTCACCCCTCTCTTGAATACAACGGATATATAACCATAGGTAATATGTACTTAATTTTTTCAAACATAGCCTCTGCTTCTGACGATTTTTGAAGACTTACCTTTTTTAGCATATATGGCTTATAACCCTCAAAAATTTTGGTACAGTCAATTCCTGCCTCTGTTCGTAATTCATCATTTAATGCCGGAATATCTCTGTCTTGCTTGCCGACAGAAGTAATATATCTGTTCATATCCACAGCATATCTGTATATCTTAATTTTTCCCCAACCGAATGTTTTTCTTAAACAATATGCAACTGCCATAACGCTATATACAATGCTTAATTTAACCATTTCTTTATCGACTTTCATGAATGTTTGCCACAATGTTTGTTTGTTGTATTTTACATTATTCACACCGTGTTTTTTTGCAATCTCATTAAATTTTTTCAGTAAATTTTCTTGTTCTTTACGTCGTTCAGCCTCTTTTAACGCACGTCTTTTTTTCTTCGCACGTTCGGCCACTTTATTCTTCATTGGTTGCTACCCACCTCACATTCTATTAATGTCTATCACAATTATTATAACTGTGACGAGCATTGCTAATAATTTTATCATTTTACACCTCGCATTTTATTATCCTCACTTTCCTGAACGTATCATAAAAAATAGAAGTTGTGACAATGGTCGCTCTCGATTTTTGATGTGTGCTTTTTTTGCAACCTTGAGTCTCCAATCATCTAGATTGCCGTCTATTTGCATAGGATCTTCAATTTCATCTTTAACATCTCTTAAAGCCGGGCATGCTACAAGTACACCTACATCATAGTCTATATCCTTGATAATTCTTTTATATGTTTCTGCCGTAGTAACTATATAATTTTTATCGCCATCAAATGTCAACCCATTTCCGCTATTGTAATCCTCTTTACAGCTTTTTACTTCATAAAAAATAAATTCACCACGCTCTATACCACTTACAGTTTGATTTTTAGGAACAAACTGTACAAAGTCAACACGTTTCGTCTTTCCTTTACCCCTACCATAATCCATAGTAACCTCACTCGCATAATATATGCTCATTCCTGTTAATCGCTCTTTGACAAGTAAATCACTTAAAAATTTAGTGGTGTCTTTTCTGTTCATTTTCGTACCTCCATACCATTTTTAAACTATTTCCTTTGCTCGTCTGCACCGCTTTTGAAGTCTGTTCCAATCTTTCAATGCAAGATACGCTGATTTGTGTTGAATTAAACCACCACGTCCGCAATTTGGGCAATAGCATTCAAAGTACGTTTCCGGCTTTCCACCACATACTTTCAACTGTGGCATGCCGTAGTAAACACTGTCGCCACTGTTCGGCTCGTGGTCGCAACATACGCATGGTATTATTTTATTGACTTTCATTTTTACTCCTCCTCAAACTCGTCCAAATATATCTCAAACTCGTCCTCTGTTTCATCTACGAATACATATACTGCTCCGTCTTTTCCACGTTGTGAGCCACTAACAAAAATGTTCTCATAGCTACCTGCTTGCTTTGTGAATGTATCTTCGTCAATTTCTTCTACTTTAAAAAATCTCATTTCATTTCCTCCGTTATCCTATTAAATTCAATAACCCATACCCACGGATTAGCTTTCCACCCGTAACGGTCAATGTCAGGTTTCTTTATAGTGCTGTCCCATAGGTTCTTAAACTCACTAAGTAGCTTGCAATCATTTTGTGAAATAAAATCTTTGCAATCGCCGTTGACGTGTGTACAGTTGCAACACGGTTTATACATTCCTTCTGCGTTTATGTTTAACGGCGTCTTATAGTCACCTGTTACAATATCATGTAACCGTTCTACCTTCACATCTTTCACACGAAGAAATATCCGTGCCGCCTCTTTCGGCATATGTATTGATTCACACACATATAGAATATCGCCGATTTTATATGGTAGTTTTTCATTGCAAATTTCATTATTGCCATTATACAAATTCAATCCGTCTTTAACATATCCGGTCCAATTAGGATTTTTTGTACCTTGGAATTCCACAACTCGTCTTGCCTCCGTCTTTTTGTTATCCAACATTGCCTCCACCATCATTTCAGTGTTGAAAAATATTGGTTTTGCTTTATTTAATAATTCCTGTCGCTTCATTCCGCTACCTCCTTGCAATACGTCGCTATTTTGCTTTATCTTCCAATCGGCGTTTATATTCATGCTCAATTTCTTTATTTGAATAGTTTTCGTGCAAATATCTCATTTTTTGTTGCCACCTGCGACCTGCATTTGATATGTCAGCCTTACGACGTGGAGTATATTTTGTACATTCACTAAAAAAATTTGAACTGTGGTAATTGCACTTTATTTCGTGTTTGTTAATAATTACGTCCCAGTTATCATTAATATCTTCGTAAATTTTACCCCGACACAAGTGACCGCTACGGTCATAGAAGTATTTAATATCACCATTACAAAGTTTTTTCCCATCTGCACCTATATGACCATAGCTTGGATATTCAAGTTGTTCTTTACCGTCAAAATCTGATAAGTTAAAATTCATATCTTTTATACGATGATGACCACTATTCACCCATCTTTTCTTGATTTTATCCACCGCAAGCGTAGGTTCATCATAGTATTTAATCTTAACGGATTGATTAAAATACTGGGTAAAAAAATCTATCAAATGCTCTTTTATCCATTCAAATCTTAATTTAATTAAATACGGCATTTTTTCAAGTTTATCAAAATCGTAAAAGCCACCATTTTGATTTACAATGTTGACATTTTGATAAAATTCGATTTTACAGCGATTTTCATGATATTCAGCTTTAAAACGTAATTCACCAAAACCACCTTCATATCTATATTTACTAAGTGACGGAAAATTTTTAACTATTTCTTTATCCTTGCAAACATAAAACCCATGTTGCCCTAAAAAATCAAGCATTTTGCGAAACACTTTACTGTGTTCATCTATGTCCCAACTACCTTTTTTTAAAGTTAGTGTAGTGTCTCTGACATAAACATTACTCATTTTTATCATCCCTTTCTATCAGTCAAAAAATAATCATCTTAAAATATACTTTTACAACTTCACCTCTTTGTATCTCAAATATCTAATAGTTACCATGTAACAGCATCATTAAAGCGTTTCCTCTGTTCACTTGATGACAACTGGGTATATATTTGCGTAGTATCAATACTGCCATGTCCCAATAAATCTTTTAGCAGTGACATATCTACACCGTTGTTTAACGATTGTATAGCAAAAAAATGTCTGAATGCATGTGCGTGCATCACATCTTCTCGTATATCATATTTTTTAGCAAAATCCTTTAATCTCGAATTAACACCGCCGGTGGTCATATGCTGTCCTTTTTTTTGTCCTGGAAACAACCAGCGGCCTTGTACGCCTGAAAAATATCCCTTGCTTTCCTCGATCAGTCTATCCGGTATTAATATCCGTCGGCTATGACACTTCGTATCTAAGTCTATGTAACCGACCTCTAAATTTTTTTTCAAACCTCACAAATTCACTGACTCTCGCACCCGTTTGTCCCAAAAAGCGGATCATCCAATATCCCTTCATATCGTTATCCGCTTTTAGACACTTCAACAATTTGTGATATTCTTCCTCGGATATTACGTTGTCAGTAAAGCTCTTTTTTTGAACGGGTAGTTTGTTTGTATTCAGTTTTATCCCTTTGAATTTGGCAAATGCTATTAAGCCTGATATTCGTAGATTTACCGTTTTAGGTGATTTTTTCTCACTTCTCAATATCTGTATCCATTTTTCAACATTTCCGTCGTCCAAGCAATCATAGCGAGAGAAAAAATCACTCACCGAAAATATGTAGGAGTCCACTGTATTACGTGAACGCCTTTGCGTGATTAAGTGTTCCTCAAAATCAGGCATATTTTTGTTTTTTTAACGCTCGACTTCATCAGTCTGTATATTAGTGTTTAATATACTTGTTGACTGTGAAATATTGTTGTTCTGCTGATTTGAAGTATTAATAATATTTATCACTACATTGCCACCTTGAGAAAATGCCTGCATTATTTTATTTAATATTTCTACTTCATTCATTTATAAACACTCACCTTTTTATATACTTATCCTAAATATCGATTATGTTCGACCGCAAGTTTATCTGTATCGATACACAAATATACTTTTGTTGTTTCGATATTTTCATGGCCGAGCAGTGCTTGTATCTGCTCTATTGGCATACCTTTTTTCAGTGCATTACATGCCATTGTTCTACGAAATCTATGTGGATGACAGTTTGCTACGCCTGCTTTTTCACCGATATTTCTTATATTCGTTTCTACACCGCCCACATTTAATCTTTTGAACGGTTTTTTAATCGAGCAAAACAGATACTCACAATTATCTTTCCGATAATCTATGTACTCGGACAGTCTTAATATTGACCTATCATTAAAAAAGACTTTCCTTTCCTTGTTGCCCTTGCCATGTACAATACACTCGCCTTTACGAAAATCAACATCTTCAATTTTTATTGAGCTTATCTCTCCTACTCTGCAGCCTGTTGATAAAAAGCTTTCTATCATCGCTATGTTTCTGCGTCTTGCCAACTCATTTTTATCGTTTCGGCATACATCAAGTATTTTTTCAAGTTCAATCGGTGAAAATGGCTTTTTCACAGTTTTTTCTTGTCTTACAACGTCTATATTTAACATAGGGTCTTTAACAATGTAATCATCATTCACCAAGAACTTGAAAAACGAGCATAAAACACGTCTAATATTATTCAATGTTGTATTACTTCTGCCATCTCTCTTTTTGCAAGCCAACAAATACCGAATATCATCAGCCGTAATTCTGTCTAATGGCTTATTTATTCTTATCATTGCATCATCTATAACACATTTATAGTATTTTAGGCTCTTATCGGATAAGCCTTTTACTTTCTTCGTAACAAAGAACATTTGGTATCCCTTACTCAAGTCATCATATACCGCAATAGCTTTTTCTTTGGGTGATACTGTGTAATTGTTTAGAGTCATTACAAGTATGTCTTTAAATTGTCGTATATCCGTTATAATTCCGCAATCCATGCACTGAATTGCTACCTCATTTGCAATTCTATCTATCATTTATGTACCTCTTTCATCATACACAATGTGCGATATTTCAGTAATTCCACTAAATCCGTAAGACTTTTTCGGCATGCTCCTCTTGTGCGGGATAAATATAATGCTTGCTTAACTTTCGGTTCTGGAGCATTGTCACCCCATTGACCATCACCAATCATAGCTCTAACTTTATCAGCATTTTTAGTCAGATATTTGTTATATACTTTACCTCTTACCGCTTTTTCAGATTTTCCGATACGATTTGCTATTAGCGAATATGAATCGCCATTTTTTATACCTTTTGCAATAATGCGATACATATCATCAGTCCATAGATTTCCGCAAATATCAGCTTTTACCGGGCGTTCACGAATGCCCAAGTCTGCACATCGCCGTTGTATCGCTCCCTCACTTCTATGAAGTATCTCAGCCACTTCTGCATAACCATATTTCTGTTGTTTTAATAAATATTGCAATTTATCATCTTCATATGGTGTCCATTTGTCTTTTCTCTGTAGTGCATTTGACGTATAGTCTTTCTTACGTTGTTCATTCACCCATTCAGGCTCTTTGCCTAAAGTCAACGTCTCCATCTTTGAAAAATCTAAAAACGAACGATTTTTTTCAGCCCATTTCCAAAACTCATCTAAATAGACAATTTTAAAAGTATTTTTTATAACTTTCTTGTTATGAACCGGCATACCTCTGTTTTCTATCCATGATTTCTTGCAATATGAGGAAAAATTTTTTCCAGTTAAAGCTATCGCCAATTGATTTAATGTTACATATGCTCCATTTTCTAACATAGGTCCAAGATTTAATCTCCCCGCTTTTAATTTCACTGCATTGACACTTCGATTTAGTTTTTTGGCAAGGATTGGAATTGAAACATTTCCCCATTTTTCTTTTAAATATTCAACCTCTTCTTTAGTCCATGTCCTATTCACGGAATCACTCCAATATAATAAATTTTGTTATAGGAAGTACCTAAACATATAAGTAATAGTTAGATACTTCCTATTGTGATTTTTAATTTTTTACTTCAATTTTCGCTACACCTTGTTCTATAAGTTCTTTAGCTACTATTTTATCTATCGTATCAAGTTGTTTTTCCAGTGTTTCCGAAAAGATTTTTAATGTTGCAAAAATTGATGGAATGGCAAAATGGGGCAATGGATTTATCATTTCTTCTAAGTCCTCCACATACATTGCCAGCAACATTTGATGCATGTTGAAGACTTTGTTTCCCAATATCGACATTGAATTTTCCGATATGCTTTTATTATCTAACATTTCACGAATAAACAACATTTCCTTTTGACAGTTTTTAAATACTTCCTTTTTCTGTTCTTGTGTATGCACTGAATTAATCCTCCTTTGTACTTTTATCATGAATACCTACAACTGTTTTTACACTATCCGCAAAATCAGCAATTTCATCTTCCGGCACATTTATTTGTGATACAATAACTGATTTTGTTTTCAATTCACTGTCAGCGTCACTTTGACGTGGTGCAGGTACATCTACTATTTGACCGACTTCAACAGGTATTTCTGTTTTATAGCTGTATTCTCTGCCTCTCGGTTCACCGTCTTTATCCAAAAATCTGCATTTTATAATATTTGTCATCTTAATCTCTCCTTTATCAATTATTCATCTTCAGTGGTATATAATTCATGCGTACCGTCCATCATGGCACGTTCTTCATCAGACATTTCATAGCCTATTGTAATTAGTCCATCATAGAGTCGCTGAAGTGGTTCGTTCTCTCTGTGATTTCCTGTATAATCGTAACAATCGTTTGTTTTTCTATCATTGTATAGAACATATCCTGCAATAACCATTTTATTTTGCAGTGTTTTGTTTGACCGTTCATATACTTCTCGCACCCCTTGCATTTCGTCTAAATCGTCTTCATCATATTCGACATCCAACATTTCAATAAATTTTTCAATATCGAAATAATTATCTTCAAGCAATGCCGCTTCAAGCAATGCCGTGATAATAAAATTTTGCAAGTTCTTTGATGTTGCCTTTTCATTTAACGTGAAGTCTTTTACAAAATTTCTTCTCAAGGTATATGTACGTTCTGCCAGTTCTTTTAGCTTTCGTATTTTGCTATCTCTTTCTTCTTTAATTTTATTTTCTTGTTCTGTTTTTTCTTGTTCTGCTTGTTTCTCATCAGCTGTCGCGCTACGATATAACGATACTCCTACACCACTTCCATAACTTCGATAGTATAGCTTTGTACATTCCGGGATTGAATAATCGGTTATATTTTTTGTATTATCAAACCAACCTATATATACTAATCCTGTGGTATCTTTCACTTCTTCGGCATATTCATTCAAATCTTCAAAAAATTTTTTGCGTATTTCTGTTGTTTTCTCTGCTTGTACTGCACGCAATATTTCATTATTGAAATTATTTGTACCAATGGATTTTAGCACTTCATTCCTTTTCTTATCATCTTTGATTTCAAACAGCTTGTCATACTCCAACATGGTTATCTGTCTGCCCTCAGTTTCCTTGAACACATCACTGTCCAACTTCAACAAACGAGTTCTACGTCTTACAGTGCTTTCGGAAAAACCAGTTTTTTCTGCAACTGTTTCAACCGTTTCGCCCAAATCTAACATCATCTGTATTCCTTGCGCTTGCTCATATACTGTCAAATCCGAACGTTGCATATTTTCAAGCAACATTGTTGCTATCTGTTCCTTTTGGCCCATTTCACGAATAACGCACGGTACAGTTTTCAATCCCGCTTGTTTTGCCGCCGCCAAACGTCTGTGACCGATTATTACGGTATAGTCACCGTACCAATAACCGGTTGCAGGAACAACCGTAAGATTTTGCAATATACCGTTTTTCTTTATGCTGTCCGCCAGTTCCGTTACATCACCTGTATTTTTTCGAGGATTTGCATCATGTGGATGTAATTTATCAACTTCAATATACACGATTTCAGATTTTGTCTGTTCGTCATTATTGATTTTCTCTGTATCTTGTGATATAATTTCGTCTAAGTTATTTTGATTTGTAGTTTCCATATCCAAACTCCTTTCAAAATAATGATAGCTGACCGTTCTTTTCGGTATTAAACTCGTTTCTATCTATATCTTGCGAGTTTTCTACTGGTTGGGCGGTCTTTTCTTTTTTATCATTATTTGTTATCGTTATATTTTTTTGCATGGTTTTATCAAACATATGAAACATTCTTCGCCAATTCCAAACATCATTGAAATACATTGGTGTATACCAATAACAACTATCTTCTTTTGTCATTTCATACAATGCCTCATTTGCCGTTATTGGATTCGCCATTGTATCGCCAATCTTAACATACCCGGCACACCCCAATAGAGATAATTGTATATAACACATCTTGGCCGTAACTGCATCTATATCTTGAGCAACAAATAGGATGTGATTTTGCCAATTAAATTGTTTTATTTCTTCTGCCGCAGTATTTGCTACCGCAACCAGCAATGCGCCTGCTCCACATGCCGGGTCATTTACAGATACAAATCCATTTGCTTTTATTTCTTGTTCTATATCATTTTTTTGTAATTGAGCAGTCATTTTACACAAACTATACGGTGTAAAAAACTGTCCTTTCCAATGGCTTCCCAAGTCCAGAGCCATATACAACTCACCAAGGAAATCGCAATCCCTGTTTTCCTCCATGCCATTGATGACGTGACCCATCATCTCAGGAAAGATTGCCTGTTCTTCATTTGTGTATTTGCGAATAATTTGCATATACATTTCTTCTCTCGGTTTGAAATGCACCCTATCTATGCCATTCGATATAGCACAGGCAAACATTGATATGAAATCAGCGAATATTTCCCATGTTTGATATTTACCGCCGAATTTCTGAATACACTTCACAAACTCGGCTTGATATTGATTTCGAGTTCTTATTTTACCCATCAATTATCTACTCCTTTATTCCAACTCTACTTTAAGAGTCGGATACTTTTCTCGGAATGATTTCATTTTCAACTTGAATTCATTGGTTTTCACCCCTTTCGTATCAACAATGCGACTTGTCCCGTCATTGTTGAAGATAACGAAATCTGCAACATATTCAGTACCTCGTTCTATACTCCCTACACCCTCTGTCACAACAAATCTTGCTTGACGACAGAAACCTTTTATCTCTCCTGCTCTTGTAAGCAACTTTAACTGACAATAATAATCGGCTTCCTTTTTACTGTCAAAACATATACCATCAATCCAAGTTTTTTGAGAAGAGTATTTATTTTTAGGCTTTGGACTGCTTGTGTTTTGTTCCGTATTCTGAATATATCGTGCATACTCCGCTTCACTCCAACGCATTAATCAATAAACCCCTTTTCTCTTGCCAGATAATATAATTTATTTTCTGTTGTTTTACCTATACCTTTCATTCCTGCCACACAAGTTAAAAACTTACTCACACTTTTATCCCGTGTATCATTCTTGCCTTGTGTATCATCTATGTATTTACACAACTGCTCATCTGTCATTTTGCGAATTTTAACTGCCCTATCGTGCATTTCTTTTTCTGTATCAGTCATTCTGCAACTGCGTTTTTTCATGCGATCACCTCCATATTTTCTATTGTGCCTAAACTAAATAACGTTTCGTTTACAGCCTCATCACATAACATTACTGCAAGTGCGTTAATCATATGAGGTTGTATTTGCTTTACGGCATACTTGTTGATTTTTTCTTCAAAGGTTATTCTTATATCATTTATTCCTCTCATTTACTTCCTCCAGTTTCGGCATTTTTGCGGATATTTCCTCAACAAATTTTTTTACGCTTTGTGGCAAACTTTCATATTCCTGTTTGCTTTTCGTTTGTGAACGAAAATTCCGCATAAAATTACTTGCTACTACGGTATCGAGTTCATCTGCACTTACCTTAGCCCATTCGTGTATCATCAGAGGGTTTCCTATTGCCGTTTTTACCTTGTCAGGCAATTTTCTATATTCCTCTTTATATCCGTAAATGCCATTACGGATAGCTTTTCGCACCATGCTCCAAGCCTCGCCTTCCGTCAGTTCCGGTTCTTTGGTTAATAGCTGTATTTTTTCTATTACCTCGGCTATTGTCGGTGGAAACTTGCTTGATACAATCAATGCCTTAGCTGCATTTGAAACAGTTTCATAGCTGTAATCGGCAAGCATAGACGCCCATAATGTTGTTACCCGTCTTGCTTCTTCCACGTCTATGTTTGCATAGTAGCGTGAATATGCAGCCCTAAATACCGCCATAATTTTAGCAGTTTCTTGAAATGTCATAATATATCATCTCCGTTATCAAATTCACTGTTTTCAAGTAAATCAAGAAATAGATTTTTGCTTTTTCTTGCACCGGCATTATAATCATTTCTTTGCATAGGTCTGTCGTCATAATTTCCGTCAAGTGTCTTTGCCATATTGGAATCTTTTATCAACCAATCAAATGTGGCAGACCAGTTACGATTATTTGCACCTTTTAAAAAACTGCTATTTTCCGCTTTCTCAAACAGACATTTGAAATCGTCAATACTGTACTGTCTAAGTCTTGCTTTAATTGCTTTCTTTCGACTATCTGACATTGAGCGTAATTTAGGATATGATGTACATATGTTGTTATACATATCTTTGATTTGCTCATATGGTGCAGGTGGGCGGTGAGAGTCATCTATTATACTTTCTTCTACTCTACTCTCCTCTACTTTATTTTCTTCTATTTTACTTTGTGAATTATCTTTACTTTTATTGGGGTTATCTTTACTTTTAACTTCGTTTTCTTTATCGGAAACCTTTTTAAATGCAAGTTTATTAAGAATACCTTGCGGAACATCTTTTTTATCAGATGTATCAAGCAGAAAGTATTCTTCAATAAATGTGAAATTTTCGCGGCTGTTTAACATTCTTATAAAGCGCCGCTGGATACCCACAGATGTCAATGCTCCAAACATTTCAAACACCCTTTTATCAAAGAAAGAACATCTGATACACCCGGAAATAAACTCTGCAACAAACTCAGGAGAACAACCACATCCCGCACCGTCTGACACAAGGTAGCACTTGTTTTTATCCCATTTGATGAAATATCCATTTTTGCCGTATAAGTCACATAATATGTAGTCTAAAAGATACATTCCTTTCGAGCCAAACTCCGCTCTTAAAAGTCGCACTTTATCATCTGCATAAAAATCAGTATCTTTTGGAAAATAATCAACCCCATCTTTCAAGGGTCTTGCCATATTATTCTCTCACCTCCTCAAGCTGCAAAAACTGTTTATCACGTTCAAACAGCTCGTTATATACAGCCTTTCGTCCTAAATTTAGTATTTTGCATAAGTACGAATCAAGTATTATTCCATATACATGATACTGTTTTAAAAATTCATTTTTGCCCATATTATGAGCCTGTATATGGTGCTTGCGGCATAACGCAATAGCATTCATACCTACATGAACAATATCATTTCTATCCCTACCCATACCGACAGCGTCTAAGTGATGTACTTCTGCCTTATCATTACAAATAGCACACTTCCTATGCTCCAAGCACATATATAAATATTTACCGATTTCTTCGGCACGATTAAGCATGGTATCGAGTGTCGGTACATTCCATTCAAAACAGAATTTTATCAAATAAGATATAAAACCTGTTGCAGTTTCCATATCCGCTAAATTAGGCTTTTTTGGGGATAAGCTGAAATACTCAAGGTCATTATCCATACAATAATTTGATGTAAAGTATTTACGCAAATCTTCACTGTCATGTCCGCTCCAATCAGCAATCTCTCCGATTATTGCAAATATTTTTCTTCGTTGTTCAGACGTACATTCCCGACCGTCGCATAACCGTAATTCAACGTTTTTTACCTGTTTTCTAATCATCTCACGGCTTATCGGTTCTTGTGGAATTATCAGCATATTACAGCCGTCATACTCTACAATTTTTGCTGTTGTTATCTGCGACATTCTTATCCCCTACCTTGTTATTTATCAATGTGTTCGTGCAAGAAGATATATCTGCTTTTCGAGGTCATATTTGAATATATAAAATCTTCAGCTTCTTCCTGCGACAGATGTTCATTCATTGCTCGTACCTCATACGCATATTCGCCCTGTTCTTTTTTGTCTGCAATTTTACGCTTAATTTCTTCTTTTTTGTAATTTGCTTCAATGAAGTAATAATCATATCCCTTTGCACTGATACCTTCCATTGTTCGGGTATCTGTTGCGTATAGCACTCTCTTTCGTCCGAAATATAGCCTATATCCGCAGTTTGGAACGTCATGATATAGTTTGATAGGTGACAGAGCAAATACTTTATAATCGTATCTTTTTCCTATGTCGTATACATCAATTTGTGTCGGTGAAACTCCACATTCTATCAACTTGGGAACCATCCAACGACAACAACCAAATCTTAAAGTCGGACGTTCCGCCGCCAACTTTCGTATGGTTGACGGTCGGAAATGGTCCGAGTGTTCATGTGTCAGTAGTACCAATCTTATATGCTTGTACACATCTTTAATTTTTTTAAAAGATACACCACAATCTATCAATATATCATCAATTTTAACTGCATTACCTTTAGAACCTGTGGCTATGATACTATATCGAATCAATATCTATCGCCTCCTGCTCGGTCATCTCACTACCGCTTTGTTCCTGTTCGGTCTGCTCTCTGTTATCCATTTCATCTATTGTTTTAAAATCGTCAGTATTGCCTACCATATCAAGTTCAGATTGTTGTAATATCTGATTATCACTATCAGCATATGTATAATCAAATTCTGATTCTTCACGGTCTGCCGGAATTGCCTTTTCCATCTCTATTGATACAGGACCCCATTTTGATATAATGTGTCTAAGCATTGTCTTTATAGCCATTTCATCAAAGTTTTTATACCAGAATGAAGAATATCGCCACATATCTTTTTCAGGGACTTCTCCGTTTTGTATTTTTTCGTACATTTCCGCACTAAATGCGGGAGAATATCTATCGGCATGAGCCATCATTTTGCGAATTGGCCAATATATTGCTTTGCGAAAATTATCAGTTGTTTTTATCATTGCATAATAACCTATTGTTTGGGCTTGCTCACGTTCAAACTCATCTTCAATCAAGCATACATTAAATTCTTCTTCTATTTCATTTCGGCTGATTAGTTCGCCCTCTTTTATAGGCAATGCTACAATTTTTTCATACTTGCCTGTTCTTTGTGCAAGTTGTATATATCCCTTATAGCCCATTTGAAACTGGGCTTTTTTTACGGTGTGTTTTCTCCACTTACCGTTATTATCCAATATGTGATTACCGTTTTCATCAAACATCCACATTGTTTTTCCGTATTTATCCTTTAATGCCGTTTCATACGGTACAAGGTAGCAATAGCCTAACTGCGGTGACATAGATAGATTTAAACTATCTGCTAAAAATGCAGCTGAAAGAATTGTACTTGCTTCACATTCTTGCAGTTGTGGATTATTCGCAACTACTGTTGATACATTTGCTATAAAGTTATTGGCACGTTGAGGGTCTTTCAACGTGTTATTAATCAATTTTTTGTATGCCGGTGTAGTTATTGCCACACTGAATTTTGGTTTTTGCATATTACTTGCCATAATGCACACCCTCTCTTTCCATAAACTCAATTAGCTTTGGTTTAAATTCTCTCAATTTTTCGATTGCCTCGTCTTTTGATGTTGCCTCAATATAAGCAGAGAAATTAAACGGATATTTGTTTAATTCTACTTGCGGAGGTGTAAGCTGTTGTTCAACGTGTACAGGCTCTTTTACAGTTTGTACAGGTTCTTCATTGTCACTTTCCGACTGCATCTGTGCTTGTTGTCTTGCTGCTTCCGCAACAGCTTGTGCCGCCGCTATTCTCTTTGCACGCTGTTCTTCCTGCTTTATTTTTCTTTCTTTTTCAGCTTGAATGGCTTTATGACGTGCCGCAACGGTGCTTACTGCCTCAGACACATTTAGATGTTTCTTATATTCAATCAATACTTCTTCTTTGTCTTCTTGTATATCAATAGCCTTTAAATCGGTTGCTACACGCTCTACAATATTATTTACTTGCTCTTTCAGCTTTTTTTCTGATACTGATAAGGTTATTTTCAAACCTAATTGTTCAAATGAAATGAAATCAATATTTTTAGCAGTAACCAATTCTTCAAAATACTCTTTTACCGAATTTTCTTTTGCGAGTTTTAACCCATCTTCGATAACATCAATTTTGGCTTTCAGTTGAGAATTGGCTTTGGTATATAGTCCTACACAATCCTTGTATTTATCTTGTACTGCCTGTATCGGTGCAATAACTTTTTCAAGTGCCGTTTTATATACTTCATCAAGTCTTGATTTTTCAGCATTCATAGCCGCACGCATTTTTTTGATTTCCTGTCTGTTTTCCTCTGATACTGTTACAGTATCAGCAAATGCAGTACGTCTTTGAATTTCCGCTTTCACCTTGTCCAACTGTTCCGATATGACCGGAAGTTGGTTTATAACTATTAAATCCTGATTATCATTTACGATAATCATTTCTTCTTTATCGTTCATCTCGTTCCTCCTCATACTTTGCGTCAGCCATTACGTCCCAATAATCATCCGGTCTGCCATTATCAAAATAATCTTCGCCGTAATGACCTGTTCTTGCTTCTTCCATTGCCATAAGTGCGTCATAGCTATCACTATTAAAAATCATTGACAACTCACCTCATTTCTGATAGAATAAAAATATGGTATATTGATATGTACCTGATTGCATTGACCGCATTGAGCTGCAACTCTGCGGTCTATTTTTTTTCAATTTTTAAGCTCAATTCGCAATGACATGCACTACCAAAATTATCATTTTCTCGGTACATTTTTGTTCTTTTAAACTCTCTTTCTTCATAAATACTGCAACAATTCAGCATTTCATCATCTGGCTGAAATGCTGCTCTGAATAGCATACACGCTTGAGCTCGGCTATCTGCGTTGATAACAACCCAACCACCTGTAAAAGGCTGATTAACCAATCCGAATGTAAAGTAAAATTTCATAATTTGCCACCTCCCATTATTATCATCATTAAACTTTCTAAACCTATCAATATCATGCTGAATATGACAACTGATATGATATACTCCAATTTTTCGTGCTTTTGTTTCAGTTTTAATCCCTCGCTTTCTTGTACCTTATAAGCACATATAGACAGGGTTGCTATACATATTTATTTCGGATAATAAGTAATAGTTTTAACAGCAGAACTGTATGGAAATTAATTCATAGGATTTAGTTTTAATTTATAATTTTAACAACCCTGTCCGTATCTGCTTATAAGGCTTGTACTATATCTCACAGACACATCAGAACCGCCAACCTATTAAAAATAAGTTTTATGGGACGTCTTACATATTAAAAGTTGACGGCTCATATCTGCCTGCGAGATTTTATTTATTATTTACTTGTTTATAATTGCCAAAATTTGATTTGTGTCAGCATTCCACTTCGCATCAAATTTGCGTTTTATTATTTGTGGCTTTTTCTTAGCTGCATATCTGCCGTTTTTAAGTGTAGGTAAAACCTGTCCCTCTCCAATCCATAACTTACGACCCTCCGGACTTAAGCTATTCCATATATCAATTATCAACTTCATTGCGTCGTCCATTATTTTTACCTCCAATAATTTTCATTCCGATAAATATACCTATACCAAATGACACCATTGCCAAACCTATCTGTATCATTGTTATCCTCCGTTTCTTGTTTGACATAATTAATGAGCTATGTTATAATGATATTGGTTGTGGGAGTGTGTACGCATAGAGCGTCACGCTCTCTTTTTTATTTCGTAAATAACCGCTCATAATTACTACCCTGCCTTATCTTGTTTATTCATTGCAAAATGCGGTAAAGCATTTGCTCCAATTCGCTTGAGAATTGCATTAACATCTTCTGGTGTTTTATCACGACAATAATCATCTGCAATTTTTACATTGGTGTTACCAATCTTAAATTCTTCAACAAATTCACTCATATAATCCACCTCCCAACTTAATATATTTACATCACAAATTGTCCTATTCTGTTTTTGACAAATTCTTTTTCGCCCATAATTTCAGTGATTGAGCCACATTAGATATTTCATCTAATGTTTTTATGACATTATTTAATTTCGGTCGTTCTTCGACAGATATAGCACCGTCAGCGGTTATATCTAATAAGTCTTCTTTCACATTTGATATTTTGCGTAATGTCGATAATGCTTTGATTGTAAGCCTGTCTAAATCCTCAATTTCGATTTTCGGAAATTCAGCACCCAAAGGGCAAACATTGGAACAGTACCAATTTTTTAATTCGGGTGCATTATATACATCTGCCATCATCATAATGCTTTCAACTGGCACAACTTTTGTTAAATTAAGTTCATAACTTGCCAAAGTCGAACTTGATAATCCCAACATTTCCGCCGCTCCATCACGACTGTTTAATTTGTCATTGTACTTTGCCGCCGCTAATCTGCACTTGCAGTACATATTGTTGGCCGCTTTTGTAGGGTTACTTCCCATTTATTTTTAACCCTCCTTCTGATATAATTTAATCATCAGTTAATATTCAACACCAAGTGTTTTACATATAACCTCTTGACAAGTATAATTAATAGTACGGCAGTTAATAACTGCTGATACATGCTGCCTTGAATAACCTGTTGCTTTAGCTAAATCGTTTATACTCATATCCTTATCAATAAGAGCTTTTTTACAAGCTTTTGCCCAAGGTTTTAATGGTATTCCTAATCTTCCTAATGACATTGCGTTCACCTCCTCTTGTTTAAAGTAGTTGACTTTTGTAGGTAGTTGATGTAAAATTAAATGGAATAGATATAAGTTTGAGACACTTTTGAACTATTCCATTTAATTTTATAGCAGGGATATAGAAACAATGAAAAATTCAACTATATTTTTCAGATATATTTCCCTACAACACTGTCCTCACGGACAGTCATTATTGTAAACATTTGTTGTTTACAATGTTATTATAGATTAGAATATTCTGAATGTCAATGTAATAATTAGAATATTCTTAATTTTGTGACTATTAAACAATTTTGAGGTGTGATTTCTATGGATTATGTTGAGAATATTCTTAAAATAGCAAAAGAAAATAATTATACTAATAAACAATTATGTGAATTACTCGGTAAAAATCCAAGCTATATAAGTGACTGGAAAAGTGGGAAATCAAAGCCTAAAGCCGATGAAATTATATTATTAGCTCAAACATTCAATGTTTCCGTTGATTATTTATTAGGACAAACTAGTAAAAAACACAAAACAGTGTCTTTGGATGATATAGAGAGCGGGAAATTCAATATAGATTATCCAAATGAAAGAATAGATGTACCAATTGAATTTTCTATTACCGAGGATAAGATGAAAGAGTTTTTTTTGTCACCTCAAAAATTCAATGCAATTCTTGATGAATTAAAAAAAATAGTATCTGACAGCGGTTTAAGCATATCCCCATCACCTACACAGGAACAACGAGATGAATTTACTGAATTACTTGAAGATTGTTCTTCTTCTGAAAAGGAACTGATAAAAAGCTATATCAAGTTCGTAAAATCTCAGCGTTCGCCAAAGTGATAGAGTCCAAGAATATATTTTATTTTTAATTAGTCAAAGAGCAAAAAACGAGAAAAATGATAAATAGAATTAATTAAGTCACATTGAAACAATAAGGAAGTGGTATATTGAAAAACATCTTGTCTAATATTCTAACTTTAATTAGTATATTATCAGGAATAACAGGCATATTATCTTGGCTTATACCTAATCTTTCTCTACACCAGAAAATCTATATATGTATGATTGTAATATTAATTATATTAATTATATTTAATATCAAACTATTAATAAAATATAAAAAAGTAAAAAAGGAATTACGTCAATCTAATAAAAATAGAAAAGGACTTGAACAAAATATAAAAGAATATCAACATTCCAATGCTGTTATGAATGATATAATACAGCAAATTGAAAATTTATTTTATGTTTCAACTCTTAATGATACAAATGATAAAATTATATATATTTATGAGTTTCTGCAAAAATTAAAAAATCGATTATAGGAGGAATTGTATTATGTTTAAAGTAATAAAAATAATTAGCGATAAAAGAATTGTTATAAACGCCGGAAAAAACGAGGTCCAGACAGGTGATATATTAAGAGTTATTGAAAAAAACAGTGAGGAAATAGTAGACCCTGATACAAATGAAGTGCTTGGCACTCTTGATTATATCAAAGCCACTATCACTGTCGAATATGTATATGAACATATGAGTATATGTAAAAATTATGAAACTAAAACAGTGAATGCTCTTGACCCTTTTGAAACCCTAAGACAACGTGAAGTCACCTCGCCTTTAAATGTAAATTTATCTCAAATCACCGGTGGATACAACATTGATAACAAACTCATTGAGATAGGTGATTTAGTAGAATTACTATAATATCATAATAATCACTAAAGTCGCCAACACCAATATCTCAGCCTTTAATAAATATCTCTTTTGCAAGTATTTACAATAAGCCATGATATACGTCATTATACACCAGTAAAAACCTAAAGAAAAATAAAATGCTTCTTTCTTTGTACAAAAAAATGACATACTTTTAAATAAGAAATCACTTAACATAATTAATCACCGTCCATTAGTAACTTTATTGTTATTGTAATTGTAATTTTATAATTTGTCAATATTTTTATAAAGAACGGAATATAAAAAGTATAAAATACTTTTTATCAGTTGTGCTATCCTATATGTGCATAATTTAACTTGCCGGTAATTTGCCGACAAATATATCAAATCACTATGTAGTAACAACCTTTTATATTTTTCCTTGTGTATAATACTAAATATAGTTTATTTCTAACTTGCCTGTAACTTGCAGATGTATACTTATCATTATTTTATATTTATATTGAGAAAAAAATAATAAACAACCGTAAAATAACCGGTTGTTTATTTTTATACCCATTTTACTGTTAAATATATCAAAATTAGATATTTTCTATCAAAACCAACTTTATTTTGTAATATAGTTGTAAAATAACTGTAATGCAAATAAAGGAAGTGTACATATATGAATAAATCAAACAATGACGAATATTCTGAAATGGTAAAGCTATTTAACCAACTTACCGTTGAAGAAGCTGAACTTGTACTGATTTTTATAAGAAATCTTCGTCAAAACCGTAAAACCGATGAAAAGCGAAAGGATGACTGATTATGCAATATTGTTTATATCTAAGAAAATCTCGTGCCGACAGTGAAGCAGAAGCACTAGGTGAGGGCGAAACATTGGCTCGTCATGAGAAAGCATTATTGGACCTTGCGAAAAAACTTAATTTAAACATCACTGCTATTTATCGTGAAATTGTTTCCGGTGAAACTATTGCCGCCCGTCCTGTTATGCAACAATTACTGCAGGAGGTAGAGCAAGGCATATGGGACGGTGTATTGGTTATGGAGGTAGAGCGTCTGGCAAGAGGTGACACCATAGACCAAGGTATTGTTGCTCAAACATTCAAATTTAGCGATACAAAAATAATTACTCCAATAAAAACCTACAATCCGAACAACGAATTTGACGAGGAATATTTTGAATTTGGTTTGTTTATGTCACGCCGTGAATATAAGACAATTAATCGACGTTTACAACGTGGCCGAATGGCTTCGGTAAAAGACGGGAAATATGTTGCCAACAAAGCACCGTACGGATACAATCGGATCCGTATTGAAAACGATAAAGGCTGGACTCTTGAAATTAACAAAGAGGAAGCTGATGTTGTCCGATTGATTTTTGAATTATATACTGTCGGTGAAAAACAATCGGACAACACATTTAATAGGCTGGGCACAGGTTTTATTGCCAAACGTCTTAATGCAATGAAAGTGCCACCAAAGCGAGGCAAAGTATGGGTAGTAGCGTCTATTCGTGATATATTAATCAATCCTGTATATATAGGTATGATTCGCTGGAACTGGCGACCACAACAAAAAAAGATGATAGACGGTCAACTCCATATTTCACGACCTCGAGCAACAGATTATCTGCTTTGTAAGGGATTACATCCCCCTATTATATCAAAAGAAACATTTAACATAGCTCAAGACTTAATGCGTCATAACCCCGCACGTCCTATCGGCGAAAAAAATACAGTAAAAAACTCATTGAGCGGCATTGTTGTATGTGGTAATTGCGGACGGCATATGGTTAGGCGACCGCATACAAAATACCCCGATATGTTAATTTGTAGTGAACCGACTTGTAACAATGTAGGCTCACAGTTACGAGTTGTCGAAGAACGTATTCTCCAATCCCTTAAAGAATGGTTAGGAGAATATAAAATCTCATGGGATATAACTTCTCCCCCTGTTGAACGAATTTCTCAAGTTTCTATAAAGAAAAAAGCATTACAAAAAGAACAACACGAACTTGATACATTAAATAAACAAATAAGCAAAACACATGACCTATTAGAGCAAGGCATATACACCACTGATGTATTTCTTGAACGTTCACGAGCCTTATCCCTGCGAATGGACGAAGTTAAAGAACATATCGCCATATTAGATAAAGAACTTAAGACCGAAATCACCCGCGAAGACAGTGCTGTCAATATAATCCCCAAAGTAGAAAAACTGCTTGAGGTTTATCATGACTTGCCTTCCCCAAAAGCAAAAAATGATATGCTGAAAGATGTTCTTGAAAAAGTTGTCTATACAAAAAAAGAACGTTCAAAAAAAGGCAACCTTGATAATTTCAATATCACAATTTATCCGAAAATTCCGAAATATATTACATAA